CTTTTTGTTGATGAATCCAGAATTAGTTACTCAGAAAGTTAATCCTAGAAGTGTAACTACATTCTTTAATTCTATTAGCTCTATCCAAAAGTTTGAAGAAGGATTACCTATTATTCAAATGATTGGCGAAGGTTCAGTTGGAGATGACTTTAGTTCAATGTTTACTATGTTTATTAATAATAAACTAGATAGAATTATTGGGCCTGAAGATATCTTAACTAAAGATGAAAAGTATGTTTTTGGAGCATTGAAAGACATGATTGGAGAAGATGACGAATTCCGCGCGGATATTGCAAGTGTAGTTTCTACTAGAATTATCAATTTTGCATTGACAAAAGCTACTACAGAGAGTATTCCTGAAGCAATGATTCAAAGAATTTCTAACATTGTTACTACTTGTGTTTCTTTTACAGATGATCTTAAATATTACATCATCAAAGAATTGCTTTCTGGTAATAAATCAAAATTCAGTAAACTAATGTTAAACCCAGAAGTCGCTAAAATGGCTTTAAAATAGTAATATTATGGAAAATCTTTTAGTATTAAATGTGCCCATATGCCATGTAGGTCATGACGGTGTTTTAGATGTTAGATTAGAAACTAGTTATCGTCCAGCGATACTTTCAGAAGAAATGAAAAATAATTTAAAAGCTACTACAGAGAAATATTCTCCTAAAATTGGTGATAAATTATTTTTTATGCCTGGTGTAAATATTCCAAGAGTAAAACTTAAGCAACTTGTTTTAGATTACAATATTAAGATTGTAAAAGATCCTAAAGAAGCAACTGCTGTATTTGGAAATAAACATTCTGTAAGTAAGATAGTTAAAAGTACTTGGTATTATACTATCCCTGTAGAGAATTTTAAAGAATGTTTTACTTTATTAGAGCCTCTTTTGGATAATAAAGATATTGCTTCTATAAATTTAGCTTTGGATAATTATTCAGGTAGTAAGGTTTATTCAGACTGGTCTTCTATGTACAATTTTTGTAGTGAGGATTTGCCACCGTATAAAAACCAAATTGTTAATGCTGGTTCTGCTGCACAATTACATAGAAGTTCTTGCTATGTTGACATTGTAGAAGAACAGTATGTCGAAATGATAACTGATTTGCAAAATATACCTATTTTTAATGAGTCCGAGTTAATTGGAGAATTAAATGGTGATGATGCTATCTTAATCACTGAAGAAGTTTTTGAACAGTTGTCAGAAATGTTTAAAAGTTCGGATAATGATAATCATGTAATAGCAATGGAGATTATGGCGAATAGTCGATACAAGGAAAGTCTTCTTTTTATTCATCTACTATTTAAAGAATTTTATCATAAAATGGCAGACTCTAGAACTAAAGATCATGTTAATTTCAAATCGTTACTATCTTATTTACAAAAAGATAGATATACGTTACAAAGCACTTTAGATAGTATTGTTAAAAGTATGATGGATAAAGGAGTTCTTACAGTAGAAGCAGTAAATTATTTGCTTACAAAATATAGTGGAGAAGTTCTTAGTAAAGGTGATTCTGCCGTATTTAAGGTTAAGAATATTACATTATCTTATGAAATCCTGGCTACTCTAAATAATAATTATGTTTTTAACATCTATTCTGATTTTACTCCTAAAGTTATTGAGGAAGTAGAAGAAGTTGAAGAAATAAAAGCTGAAAATTTACAGTGGCTATAAAACAATTGATATGGTAAGTGAAATTAAATTAGAATTTCCAGAATTTATCACGCACATACCTAAGAATAAAAAGGAATGGATTAAGATAGGTTATAACAAAATTCATGCATCTGTGCACTTTTCAACAAGAGCTGCTCTAGTAGCAGCTATGCACGGATATATTGAAAAACATATTCCAGAAAATCTTACAATTCAAGGCCCAGTCGAGACTGTTCTTACGGTGTATGCGCCTATAAATTTTGGGAATATGAAAATGGTGTTGGACAAAACAACAGGAAAACGTAAAGTAAGTTGGAACCCTGCTCCCGTGGATTACGATCCTAATTGGGATATTGGTAATCTAGCTCTTATCTGGTTAAAATGTCTAGATGACGTATTGATCAAGAAAGGAATTCTACCTGACGATACTGTCAAACATTTAAGAAAAACTAGTTACGAATTCATCCCTGTATTAAATTTTAAAGATAGAAAGTTAGTGTATGAAATTAAGACACTAGAATTAACTCTTGAAGATTTAGTAAAAGGATTAATAAAAAAATAAATATGGAGTATTCAAAAATAAGCAAATTGAATCAGAGTGTTCTAAAGAAAATTCTTATTAGTCCTCTTGAGTATCTACGTGCAAAAGCACAGCAAGAAAAAGGTGAGCAGTCGATTGCTCCGCATTTTGTCTTTGGCAGTGTTGTAGATATTATGTTGACAGGTAATAAAGAAGAGTTTGAAAACAAATTCTATAAGATTTCGGATGATGCAGGATGCAGTGATACTATCAAAGCCATCGTTGATGGAGTAGTAGCCGCACAGATAGCGCTTCCTGAAGGATCTGGAGTAAATGTTCGAGAACTTATCTTGGAGCAGTGTAATAAAGTCTCTTATTACAATAATTGGAAAGACGACACAAGAATTGACAAAATTCTAGCTGAAGGTAAAGGTTACTTTCAATTGTTAAAGTCAATCAATGGTAGAACTATTATTACTGAAAGCGAGTATGCAAAAGCAGTGAGCTGTGTAATGGCTCTTAAGTCTAATGAATTTATTCGTAAATACGTAGTAGCAAAACACGAGCCTAATGTAGAATTTTGGGATAAATTTATTGTGGAATTCAATTACAAAGGATTTGAAATGAAAGGAGAATTGGACCGTGTTAGAATTAACCATGGTAAAAAACGAATTACTCCGATTGATTTCAAAACTACAGGAAAATCGATAAATGATTTCAAATACGAGTTCTTTACTTATCGCTATGATTTCCAAGCAGCAGTATATACTTTCGGATTATCCGTACACCCAAAAATCAAAGAATTACTTGATCAGGGCTACGTTTTAGAAGATTTTTTGTATATTGTAGTAGAAACAAACTTAGTTAATAATCCAATGATTTTTAGAGTACCTGAAGAGGTATTAGAAGTTGGATTGATGGGTGGATTTCTACGAAATGGTAAAGAATTAGAAGGATTCAATCAAGCATTAGATCGATTGCAGTATGCATTAGACACTAATAATTGGGATTATCCTAAAGAGTATTATACAAACAACGGAAAAATCGATATCACAGTATGAGTAAAGTAAAATTCACAAAGACTGCAACTTTTTTATTTCCTTTACTAGAAATCCCTAAAGACTTATTTACATGTAATGTAAAAAATGTTTTCGGAAAACAGTTGTTCACTAATAGATTTATAAATGCCTATCTTTTTGATGAGGATATTAGTAGCTATAAAGAAGACTGTATTTTTCTAGTATTGAGAAATTATAGAGATGTTGATTTTGATGCATTTTACACCACTATGTGTGGATTTCCTAATTACAAAGATGACTACGAAAAGAATAATTCCTTGGTAATGGTCTTCTCAATTTCTAAAGAATTGAAACCTGATTATGATTTAATCGTAAGAGGTAAATATTCTGAAGTAAGTAAAGAAGCTAAAAAGTTGATCCTAGGAAATTATTTCTTCGACGGTAAACCTTTTACCCTTCCTCTAGTTCTGAATAAAGCACATGCTTTAAAAGAAAGCTGGGAAGAAAGATTAAGTAGTCCTAATTCTGCAGCCAATCTATATGACCAAGAAGTTTGGCCTATTATAGATATGGAGGCAGAGACATTATGTGTAGATACGCTCAAAAAATATACTTTTCTAAGTGAAAAATTAGAACCAACGGGGGAGTTTGAATAGGCTCCCCCCTATTTTATTGAGTGTATATTTCTTATAAAGAAAGACGGCCCCTGTTAATTCAGGGGCTTTTTAACTAATCTAAACTAATAACATGTACGGAAAACAGTATTGGATTAATCAACTGGGAGAAGGTTGGGCGATGATATTAAAACCATTGCTTAAAGACCCCTACATGCAGAAATTAATGGATTTTGTATCTGTTAAATACGCGATGGATACTGTTTATCCAGAAAATTCTAAGGAGATTTTTAAAGCTTTTAAATTATGTCCATGGGAAAATTTACGAGTAGTAGTCATAGGAACTGAGCCACATCCACATACTGGACTTGGGCCACTATCTTTCTCTGATACATCTACTATTTCTCAAAATCCTGCAGCAGTAGAGATTCGTAATCGAATAGAAAAAGTAAATGGTCATCTTAATTTGGACTTTGACTTTACTTTTGAAAGCTGGGCGCAACAAGGAATTTTAATGTTAAACAGGAGTCTCACTTGTCCCAAAGGAGATCCTAAAGGCCACAAGAAACAATGGAAGAAATTCTTTGGTTCTATCCTCTATCAAATTGTTGCGGAAAAACCAGGTACTATTTTTATACTTTGGGGAAAAGAAGCGCAACAATATTCAGAAGTATTATCCCACAATCAACATGTATTTTCATGGGAACATCCGATGAAAGCTTCTTTAGAAAGAAGAGATTGGGAATGCCCTAATTTTGATCAAGTAAATAATTTAATAACACATTTATATGGAGGAGAGAATATCATTAAATGGTAACTTTTTAATTAAAAAAGATTTTACTAGAACAGAATTAGCAGCTATTCGTGACGAGATTATTCGCGGAACACCTGAAGGATTAATTTGTCGTAAATTTGACATCACTGAAAATGTTTTAAATAACATTTACGGTAATTTTAAAGAGATTATGGCAGCAGTAAATGCTGGTATGCCTAAATGCATACTTGGTAGTAAAACCGAAGCCTATTTCTCTGAAGAACAAATGCTTTCTGATCTTCCACAATACAGTTGGAAGGACTTAAGCAGATTAGAAAAACAATTTTATTTTAATTATGGAAAAAAATTCAACAAAGTCAATCCAGGAATTAGTCGAAGACTGGAGCCGCACCTTCGGGTTGCCTATGAAAGAGGAAAAAGGGTTCCCTTCACAAGAAAGAGTCACTCTGTCGATGAAATTGATTGACGAAGAGCTTCAAGAAACTAAAGATGCTATCCTAAGTAAAGACTTACAAGAAACAGAAGACGGTTTAGGCGATCTTTTATGGGTTACTATTCGAGCAATGTTCGAAATGGGTATCGATCCACAAAAAACTATTGAAGCAATTTACGAAAGTAATATGTCAAAAGCAGATGCTACCCTAGACGATGCTATATTAACATATAGACATTACATGGAGCAAGGTATTAATACATACTCTAAGGAAGTTAGAGGTAGATTTATAACTTACCGTTTTTCTGACAATAAAGTATTAAAGTCCCACAAATTTAAAGCACCTGAGCTATGATAATTAGTATATCTGGAAAAATAGGAAGTGGTAAAGACACTGTAGGCAGTATTATTCAGTATTTAACTGAATCTCCTAATGATATTACTAAAAATTCTTATGAAAAGTGGTTAATGCTTAAAGAATTTAGTAGATTTAATTCAAATAATTGGAAAATTAAAAAGTTTGCTGATAAACTAAAAGATATTGCTTGTATGATGTTAGGTTGTACAAGAGAGCAATTAGAAGATCAGGAGTTTAAGAAGACTGTATTAGGTCCTGAGTGGGATACTTACGGTATTATTAGAAAGGGAGGAAGTAGACAAGTTGCAGTAAAGACTATTCCCTACAAACCAGATAATATATGGTTATCAGGAAAGGGCAATACTCAACAACATAATCAAATGACTGTAAGAGAGTTTCTTCAAAAATTAGGAACTGAAGCTATGAGAAATGGTTTACATGAAAATGTATGGGTTAATTCTCTTATGGCAGATTATAAGCCTGATACGTATACAAGAGTAAGTGTTACTTATATTGCATCTAACCTACCTAACTGGATTATAACTGATACAAGATTTCCTAATGAATTAGCTGCTGTTAAATCTAAAGAAGGTGTTACTATCCGCGTAGTGCGTCCTAATAAAAACTATAATATAGTTACAGATGGACATATTACTAGAAGAGCTACAGAATTTGAAGAACAGCAACTATTACATCCTAGTGAAACAGCTCTTGATGATGCAACATTTGATTATGAGATTGTCAATGATGGAACTATCGAAGAATTGATAGAAAAAGTAAGAGCAATTTTAATTGAATTAAGTATTATCTAATGAGTAATGAAGAAATATTACAAGCAGTTGATAATGTTTCTCATAATCTACATTGGAAAGATATAGAACGTTTATGTAGGTTTTACAATTGGAGAGTAATACATACTAGAAGAGGATATAAAGTCTACATAAACAGTTCTGTATGGTGTTTGCATTTAGAACACCGTACATCTAATCAACTTAAACACGGTATAATAAGGAATTTCAGGAAAGTTTTAAAAAAAGAAAACATATTATGAGAATTGGTCAAAAAGTCGTTTGTATAGATGATTCTATTAAACCTGGTAAAGAAGCCTTTGTAAGGAATGTTTACAAGCAATGGATTAAAGAAGGAGAAACCTATACTATAAGAGATATTATCAACAATGATGATATAGTAACAGGAATACTTTTAAAAGAGGTAGTCAATATGCCTATTTATATTCATCTTATAGATGATATCCAAGAACCTGCTTTTAGGATGGAAAGGTTTAAAGAATTAGATGAGTTTGAAGAAGAAGAAGAATTAGAAGAAGTAGTTGCTTTAGATTTAAACAGTGATGTTTTTCAAAATCTAAAGTATACATTATTAACAACTTATATTAAAAAAAATGCGGATTAAAGATATTACCTCTGCTAAAGAGGAATTAAAAAGAATGATAGCTGTTTTAGACGATGCAGAAAAAAGAATTAAAACAGACTACAGTGATTACAAAAGATTTGAAATATCAAGAAATGCTTCTCCTTTTTATAAAGAACATAATTGGAGTATTTCAGGAACAAAAGAAAGCAGCGCAGTTAAAAGTTCTTACAAAGTGATGAAGTATCAATTAGATAAAATTTTAAGATAATGGAACAGGAGAAGAGACTGCCGAGCCAAGATACAATTAGTTACATTACATTACTTTCTGCTCTACAAGTGGTTCAGAATTGTCAATTAGATTTAAAAGGTACTAATAAGTATAGAGCTAGGGAAGCAGAAGCTGTTCGTAAAGCAGTAGCTGTATTAAAATCTACAATGGCTCAAGATAAGAAAAACATCTGGACCGTAGATGAGATAACATCTGCAGACTTAATGTTTACTATTGAAAAAATTGCAGAGTTGATTGCTAAGAATGACGGGGTAGGTCTTCATACTATTATTTATTTATTGAATAGTGGAGTAGATCTAAATCGTTGTGTTATTCAGGAATTAACTGACGAAGAAATTGAAGAATTTAAAAAAATAGAGAGATGAGCCACACAAGAGTAAAAACTACATATAGTGTAGAAGGAGCTTATGGTAGTACAGAAATTAAAAATCTTTATTGCCATCATAATCATTCTTGTGATGTAACTACATTTTTTGATGAAGATGGAGGAGTAACATCAATGTCTTTTGGAGAATGGGTATCGGGAGATGATTTATGGGATGCAATGCAAAGATTGTGGAACCCATTTAAAGAAAAATGGGGTAAAGAATTAAAAGATAGAGTTGAATATTATTTCATACCTCCTTGGGATAAAAAAGACCAGTGTTAAAAACTGGTCTTTATTTTAGTCCATAACTTGTTGTCCTGTACGGTATAATCGAATTCCTTGTGATGTTCCAGGAATTGCTTCTCCTAAATGTGTAAGGAATTTACTGTTTCCTTTGAACGGTCCGCTTTCAAATACTTCGTCACCTTTTTCATCATTAAGATGCCCCCCAATATCTACAAAAAGAGTTCTAACATCGTCTACTAATGCAGCCATTGGAACAGCAGTTTTAGTTAATTTTTCTGCTTCTAATGGATTAGTATAGAACCCGATATCTGTTTGAAGTCGGATAGTTTGATTAAGAAGGAAATTAGTTACAACTTGTTCTTCATCATCATCGTCTCCCGCTAATCCTTTAAGGAATAAAGCTATTCCCATAAGACCCATCATTAAGTAAAGCTCCGTCATATTTTTGCGCATGTTAGCGGCATCAACTGCTGTAAACTTATCCCCAAATTGAGTTTTTTGGAACATCAATTTGCGAGCTAATTGTTTTAAAGTATATAAAGTATCCCCTAAAACACTTTCGTCAGTCTGCATGCCAAAAAATTTACCGCCCAGATAACCGATTCCTGCTCCTAGAGCGGTTCCAACACCTGGTAAAAACATAGTTCCAACTGCTGCACCAGTAGTAAGTAACTGGCCTTTAGTGTAACTGCGATAACGTCCTTTTCGAATGTAAGTTTCATCTAATCCATAGCTTAATCCGTAATCAGGATCTGCTGCTTGAAATCTATTAGCAAATCCTTCAAACATCCATGTACGGAATTGACTTAATAATCTTCCACTAATAGTAGATTTTACTTGTAGGGCATTATTGTAATCCCCATGATTCATTTCTACTATTCTTCTAATTTTTTGCACAAGTTTGACTTCATCTACTTCAGAAGTAAAACCTTCTTTTAATTTTCCTGTTGAAATATCATATGCATCCCATATAGTAACTACTTCTCCATCAGGACCTATAGCAGGAAACTGAGGAGAATTATCTGGTTTTTTTGATAGCATAGTTGCTATCATTACGGGAGCAATATTTAAATATTCAGAACGTTCTTGCAAACTAAATGGCCCAAATCTTTTTAATTTAGACATTGATGATTTTTGGGACATGTCGTACAACTCCTTGTTAGAAGTTTGTAGTAAATCCCATTTATCCATTAATGTTCTAATTTTTAAGGCATTACTATTTACTCCGTCTAAGTAATTAAAACTTAAATTTCTTCCAACTGAGTTTAAAGTTAATATATATGCTCTTCGCATATCTGCCATTGAGTATTCTCGACCATCAGATGCTTGGATTAAATTGGAAATAGTACCAAATCCTATATTGGAAAAGGCTGAGAAAAAGTTCCATCCTAATCCTTTAAGAGTCATGTATTTAAGTGCTGTATCACCTACACCACTTATTGTTCTAAATCCTCCTAAAGAATCTATTTGTCCTTGTAAAAATTGTTTACTTTCTTCGTCAGTTTCCTTTTCTAAAAGAGCTTCTAACTCTTTTTTACGTTTTTTTTCGGCATCTGTATAGAGTTTAGTCTTAGTAACTCCTTCTACTTTACGACCTCCTACTCCATAAAAAGTAGAATCCATAAAGAAATCCCAAGCAGATTTTAGATTATTTAAGCCCTCTCTTTCTAAAGGTTTACCGTATTCATCTACTTGAGCTTGACCCGCTTTATTTGTTACTATTTCTTTACGAGCTTTTAATTCCTGCTCAAGTAATTTAATTTGAGGCTCGATAAAAGACTTGTGTTTATATGCAAGAATATTTAAAGAGTATGCTTTTAAGATTTTAGTAACATCCCAAGATTTTTCTTTTGATAAAAAATCTTTGGTTTCTTTAGTAAATCTAATATTATCCTCATTTGTAGCAGGTTTTCCTGTCTCTTGCTCATGCTTAATTTGCATTTGACGTACTAAAGTTTTTACTCTAGCTTGATTATCTTCTACATATTGAATTTGAATGTTCTTTTCAATACTACCTGTTAAAGGATTTACATCAGAATAAACTGTTGTAGCTAAATCCGTAGTAGTTTGAAGTTGCTTCATTTTATCCCAAAAAGGAATAACACCCATCATCATTCCTTTTTCTTGGAATGTGTCCATTAAACTTTTTTGAATAGTAGGCAATACACCTACTCCCATTAAAGCTCTTTTTTGCTCTGGCAACATATAACGAAGGCTATTTAAAGTCTTCATCATATAATTATGGTACGCATATAAATCATCATCTGCCTCAATCTTAGCGTAGTTCTTATCGTACCATTTTGTATTTCCTTCAGCAGTAAATTTTCTAGGAACTTGAATAATGTATTCACGCATTCCTTTTGGAGAATAGAAAGAATCTTTTCCTTTTTGTCGAGAAGTAGGATTTTCCATCATATCCATAGACCAATAAGGAGAATATTCTCTTAACCAATTTTCAAATAAAGCATCTTGCTCGACTTTAGATAATTCACTTTTAGAATGCATACTTTCATAAGCAGCATCACGTCTAAGTTTAAATTGTTCTATTTTTTCTTTTGCACGTTCAATATAGAATTCATATCCTTTTTCTCCTAAATGCTTCTTTAATTCTTCAATATGTTTTTGGCGACTACCTTCATCATAAGTAACTCTTTTGTATAAGAAACTTTCTGGCATAATACTATTATCTAATAGACTATCTTCTATTAAGATTCTAGGATCAAAAGAAATAGTATTAGTATTAGTCCAATTAAAAAAAGTTTTGACTGCCTCAGCATTCTTAGTAACTTTTTTAGTTTTTGCATCAACAGTTTTAAAGGCTCTTTTTAATAATAAATTACGTGTTTCAAAAAATTCTGAAGAAAAACGAGTAACAGTTCTTCCTGTTTCTTTTCCATCTTCAGTCAACTGCTTTAAGATATTAAAATTACCCCCTGATTTTTTTAAGAATTTTGTAGTAAGTTCATCTAGTTCTTTCCACACTTCAGATGCTTCTTGCTGTGCGGAAATATTAGCAGCCTCTACCGCAGCAAAACCTGCTTGTAACATTGCGTCACCGTGACGACTTAAATTTAAGGTCATAGCAGCAACTTTATTGACATCACGAATATTCTTAAAGATTTCTTCTTGAGTTAATTTGCCATCAGTGTATTGTCTTACAAAATTTGTAGTATGTTCTTCTCGAATAGGAATAAGTTTACTTTGAAGATCTTGTGCTGTAGCAGCAAGAGCTCTAAACTTAGAACGAATTTCCTTAGTATTAAACTCATCTTCATCTAAGAAAATATGTTCACGAGGGTCTGTAGAAAAATCTCCAGCTTTTAACCAAAGATCTATAATACGTTGAGCATAATAAACATCGTCTGCGCTAATTGCAGGATTATTTAATAATTTCTCAATTTCTTTTAATTGCAAATTTCCAAAAATTTCTACTTCTTCAAATGCTTTAATTTCACCCGCTAATAGTAGCCGTTCTTGAGCACCTCTAATTGATTCAGTCCCTTCTAAACTTTTAACTAAACTCTCAATTTTATTGAGAATAGATCGCATTTCTACAGCATCTTTTACATTAGCTAGTTCTTGACGCTGCTTAATTATTGCTGTATTTATTTTGTCTTTTCTTAATTTTTCTACAGCAATTACTTGAGTCTCTGCACCAGGAATTAATTCATCAATGTTAGAGCTAGGTCTAATCTGGCTACTACTTCCTGGGTACATGTAATTAAAAGCAGGTGCATCAAAATCGTTAATAGCATATAAAGGGTCCCCTTTAGCCGCTTCTCTCTGTCTTTGTTTTTCTAAATTGACTGGTAAATAATTGTACTTTAAAGTAAGTTCAAAAGTATTACCCCAAACATTTTTAAAAGTAAAGTAATGAGAAGTACCGTTTTGTTGGTTATACTTTCTTAGTCTTGAAGCTACTCCTGCAAAATTTTCCACTTTAGATTGGAACTTGATAGCCTTTTTAATTTCTGTAGAACTTTTTACATCGGGAATTCTATATTCATTTGATACAAAAGCCAGATTTGCTAACTGTTCTCCTGTCTGCTTTACAAGAGTTTTCCACTCTTTAGAATTCTTATTAGGACATGCTATTGACATACTTCTTTATTTACCACAAATTAACAAATAATTTCTCAAGTTATCACTATTAATCGGAGATTCTGATAATAGCTCGTCTCCCATCATTCTTTGATAAGCTTCATAATCATCCTGGCTAGGACGATTACTCATTCTATCTTCTTCTTCTCCGTAACTTGATGTTGGGAAAGTTTGGTAATCTTCTAATTTACCAGAAAGTTTAGATAAATCTAAGCCTGTTCTTTTTATAGGAGCTTCGTCATTTTTACTAGATACCATTACTAATTTAGTAGTAGGGCGAGAGACTGCTACGTATAATGATTGACTCTTAGCTTTGATGCTACCACCGTTACTTGGCCCCATGATGTTATCTTCCATCACGTAAACATTAGTATAAGTAGAGCCCTGAGCTTTGTGAGAAGTTATTGCGTATCCATATTCTAAATTTCCAAATTTAGCTTGCAATGCATAAGCCATTTGTCGATCAGTTGACCATAATTTATTCAAAACTGCTGAGTATTCTTCTTTACTAGACTCTGCAATTACAGGAATTTCTACAGGACTACCAAATTTAGTTATAGTTTTGCCTTCATCATTTTGTAAAGTAAGCATTTCTACATCAAAATTGAAAGATGCAGAGCGTCTTCCCTTTGCTCCTGAAAATACTTCTACTGTCACTGGGCGGCCTTGTATAGTCTTAACTGCTTCAACAATCATATCCTCACTATTAAAGAATACTATATCTATTTCTTCTTTTCCTTGTGTAGGATTGTAAGAATCATAAGCTGTTAAAATTTCTCCAGGAATAAATTTTTCTCCTAATGCACGTTCTCCAAATAATTTAAGACGAACTTTAGTATTAAGATTTTTAACACTTTGAGGGCTCTTATGGTTTTGATTGTTAAACGTTACTATTTTAGCAAAGTTTACATCGCCTTCAGCTTTTTGCAAATCTTCTACAAATTGATCTAACGCAGCGCTTTCTGAACTTTCCCAAGTAATTGATGAGCCACTTACAACATCTGTACTATTAACACGGTCTAAAGATGTAATAGGATTAGCTACTCTGTTAGTATCGTTTTCTGCGTTTGCTGCAATCTTGCTTCCAATATTTATAATTGGAGAAGTTGCTGCTTGACGCATTTTTTCAGTTAACTCGTATCGATTTTTTAATCCAAAAACATCACTGTCTTTTTCTTGTCCTACTGGAGGTAATTGTGCGCGGTCACCCATAAAGATTACCTTAGCTCCTGCGGATACCCACTGTTTAATCTCTGCTAATAATGCATCAGATACCATAGAGCTTTCGTCAATAACTATAATTTGCCCATTTCCAATAGGAACATTTCCTTTTTTTCTAGCATATTCATCAGGTTCAAATTTACCTGTGCTTTCATCAAGTTTAATTGCTAAAGCAGAAGCCAATGTTTTAACAGTAACATCTAAATCTTTTAAAGATCTAGCTAATACTTTTTTAGCTTTATGCGATGGAGCAATTGCTAATACTTTTTTACCACTAATTGCAGAACTTGCAATTACTTGTTTGATAATAGTAGTTTTACCTGTTCCTCCTTTACCTTCTAATAAGAAAGCTTTTTCGTCTGATTTTAAGAAGTCATTTAATTTATCAATAGCTTCAGTTTGCCCAGCATTTGCAAATACTCCTGGGAATAATTCGTATTTATTAATAGTATCTTCAGTAATTTTAGCTTCTGCTGTTTTTTGTATTTCAGGTTTATTTTTTAATTCGTCATATTTCTTTTGGCTATTTTTAGCGTTCATCGCTTTGTAAACACCGTTACCTTGAGCATATTCTGCTTTAATTACTTTACCGTTACCATCTACTTGGAATCTATAAGTATTACCAAACTCTATAAATTGCTTAGTTTCAATATTGTTTTCTTTTAAAGCATCTTGATTAGCTTTAATTAAATCCATACTATCTTTAATAGCAGTTGCTAAAGCAGATCCAGGTTTAATATCAAGTCCTAATGCATTTAATAAGTCAGATAGCAACTCTTTTAATTGCTCCCACATTGATAAACCTGTTTCATCAGTAATATCATTTAAATGCTTTTGAAATTCTGCATCAGTTAAAGCCATTGTAACAAACTCTGTCAACTTAATAGCTCCGTAGTATTTAGCTATTTGTTCTTTGGATACTTTAGGAGCATCTGCTAATCCTGCTTTCCAATCAAAATATTTTTTCTCAAATATTTTTAATCCTTCTGGTCCTTCTTTAGCTACTAGCTCATCAATATATAATTTTTGTAAAGACTCTAATTGCTGTATAATTGCAATAGTTTTAGCAGACAATTTATCCAAGTCTCCATCTTCATACTTTTGAATACTATCAGCGGTAAACGTATGTATAAGCTCATGTACAACTGCTGTAGCTAAATCATTTACTTTTTTATTGTTAGGATCTTTTAAATTTATAGTCAAAGTTTGAACTGATTCTTCGGAATTATAATTACCTCTAGACTCTAAAGTATCATCATATACAACTTTGAAGTTTTGAGGTAATTCTAAAGTACGAATCAATTGAATTAACTGCGTATTTAAAGTAGACACTTCATTAGAAGTTTCTAGATTATTTAATAAATCATCTAAAGCTTCTTTAGTACCAGATAATTTTCTGTTGATAGGTAATCCTGCAGTAGTTGTAGGAGTAGTAGGATTATTAACTACATTGAGGTCGAATTTTTTAGAAGGAGTTACTGGAATATTATTTATTGTATATCCAGGTGCTCCTTGTTCTACTGGGGCTGCTGTAGATAAATTCTTAATCTCAGTAGGCATGCTATTTTTAGACTGTGAGTTATACCCAACAAATCCGTAACTACCTGATAAAACAGAAATTTTACGATATACACGAGACACACTGTCAAATTCGTATAATGCATAGTTAGAAGGTAACTTACTATCGTAAATAGATAGGAAATGTACTTGTTCTTTTGTAGCTTCTCCTGTTGCAGGGTCAATAGTATCTACAAAATTATCTGCTAATGCTTCTTTATTTAAAGTAAAAGAATCAGGAATTTTATTGTTATTATTTTCTATGTCTGATAAGTTTATTGTTTTAACTAGATCAGGGTTATTTTGAAAATATTGACGAGTAAAAGTAGACGGTTGATTATAAATAACAGTTTCTTCTACTATATTTCCAAAGAAAGTTTCTTGGAAATCAAAAGGAATTCCTTGTAAATATTCACCAAATCCTAATGATTTTAAATAAGCTACAGGAACGTATTTTAAATATTGTTTAGCACCTTGATTTCCTCCTTCTAAGAAAGCTGCTGCAACAAGCTCTTGTGCTAAAATACGACTAGTATAATCTATACCGTTGTAGTTTCCAATTGCAAAGTTTTTACTAAGCAAGTAATTAAATCCATCATAGATATTTCTTTCATCTAGATTTTCTCCAGCTGCTGCTTCAAAGTTAATTCTAGAAATAGTACCATTTTTATTGATGTCAAACGAAAGTTTATTCAAGAATCCATTTTTTTGGAACCAAGTTGTATTAGATAGTTCATTTAAAATAGATGCTAAACTTTTATTTTGTTTAGTATCAATGAATAATCTATGTCTTTCTATATCAGGATTATCTCCAAATAAATTAGTATTAGTATTCGAATACAGATAAGATTTTACTTGATCAAAAATCTCTTGCTGAAGTGTAGTCTTTTTAGGTAAACTTATAGTATCTCCTTTTGGAGTATGAGACATAATCTCTCCTACTACCGCATTAAACCCTGTTTGTTTATATGGGAAATACTTATCGTATATTTTATTAGCAAACATTGCTCCGTAATACGCAGCGTATCCATTAATAGTAGTAGGATTACTTAATCCTGTTACCTCGTATTCACCTAATAATTTATCGGCATTGAAAATGTTTAAGTAAGGCAAACGTTCTATTTGTTCTACTTTAGTTTTTGTCTCCAATAATGATTTAGGAATACCGCTAGACTCAGTATTAATAGAAGACTGCAATACTTTGATGTCTTTTCCTGTAGCTGTTAACTTTAAGAATTTATCTAATAATGCTAGTTGCTCTAGATGAAAATCAGGAGTAGTACCTTCTTTAAGAGGCACAAGAGTTTTATTTCCAATATTAGCAATAAGCTCTACTCCAGATTTAGCAGAATAAGAATCTATTCTATCAGCATCAAGTGCGGCGTAGGATTTACTAGGATCGTACTTAGCAATTAATTCTTGGAATATATCTGCACTTGCATTTGCATTATAAGAAGTCAAGGAAGATCGCGCGTCTTTCAATTTATCAATAAACTCCCAGATAATATCTTGAGTTATTAATCCTACTATTTCTGATTCTTCAAACCCTAATAGGGCCATTGCACGGATAGCATCAAAAGTTTCATCATTGATATTTAATTTATCAAGGATCTGTGCTTTCTCATTATCCACTGCCGTTGATTGAAGAGCTCGTATGATAGTAGATTTGTATTTTAAAGATTCTTTTTCTTTATCTGTTAATTCTCTTTTTTCTGCTTTAGCAAGATTAATAATTGCTTGAGAACGAAGAGTATATTTATTAGATAAATCTCCTTTAGAAACTACATTTCCAAAAGTAGCAATAGGGTCATTAGCTTCTAAAATTTCTGCTGCTGTAGGAGTTCTAGGTTCTTGAACAGTACCAAATAATAATTCTTTATTTTCTGCAGATAAATTTTGTATAGTAAGTTGTTTACCTTGTGCAGTTGCATTAAACGTAGAATCTAGTGAGAAAGATCCTACACCATTTTTACCTGCAGTTGCATTAATATATTTAGTTCTTTGATAGACGTCAGAAAGAATAATTGGAATTGCGCCGTCAGTATTTCTTAAGGTGTTGATATCCTTAGCTAATTTTTCAAATTCTCCAAAGGAATCTAGGGCCATAATAGAAGATATGATCTCAGGATTAGAAGAGGTCATAATTCTATGGTGAATATCTAAGATATTATTTTGTCGAGAAGCTTTGTAAGATCTACTTAATATCGATAGTTGATTGATATTGTAGTCTAACTTTTCTTTTAGTTCTCCTTTAAGTGAGAAATTTAAAATTTCTGCAGCCATTCTAGATAATTCAGATTCTGTTTCCTCACCTTTAGAACGTCTTTCTGAATAATCTTGATCTGTTAAACTAACATTAGCCTCTTGGATGTAAGCATTTAAAATTTTCTTCTGCTCTTTAGAAAGTTTAAATTCTTCTTTTATATCCTCAATACTTTGTTTTGTAATTTCTATGAAACTTTTGATTTTCTTTTTATCAGAAACAAAGTTGGTATGTAGTTTCCCAGTTTTATTATCGTAGAAATGATTGTACATATATGTGTACAATTTATCAACGTCAAAATCGGATCCCATTTGCTTAGTAAAATCTCTTGGCGCTAAGACAAGATCTCCTGATGCTTCAGGTAAGAAGCCTACTATTTCTACAGCGGCCATAGAGTTACGCTCTTGTGTAGGAATACGGAAGCCAAATAGTTGAAGTAATTTGTCTGGAATTTTGGTAGTATCTAATACCATTCTTCCTCCCTCTTCTAGTGTAGTAAAATCTTTCAAAGAAAGAATTTCTCCTGATTCGTCGCGGAATTTAAATGGAATCATTATTTGCGCAGGAAGAATCTTTTTATTTTCGAAATCCCAACGCATTGGCTGTAATCCTTTTTCTGGATCAAAGTTAGAAGTAAATACGATGTTAGATTTTCCTAATTCTCCTGCTGCTTCGTCCCCTTCTTTAACTCGGAACCCTTCTTCTGAACCTAAGATGTAAGAATTTCCTGGGAATTTTTGCTTAACTATTTTGTTACTTACTAAAGATGTAAGTAAACTTTCAAATTTATTTGCATACGGCGATGCCCATAAAGGAATTTTGAAATCTGGTTCTACCCCATTAGCTCTTTCTTCTGCAGTAGGATTAGTTAATTCTAATGCGGACAACATGTTAAGAGTATAGCCTTGTCGGCTTTTAATCTCATTTGCTAATATGTTTGCCAATGTTACTGCAGGAATATTATCACTAGTAACTTTAGTAGTTTCTGCTTTAAGCAACTTAGAGCTGTCTACTTTAAAGCCTTTTACTTCTACAGTTCCATTAGAAACTAAATTATCTAATAGCCCAGCATTCAAAAGCTCTTTTAATTGGTTCTCAGTTACCCAATCACCATTGACAAAATACTTACAATTTGACATGTTGTTGTTTTTTATTATCCTTCGTTCTCACTTCTTTCTAACATATCTGCATCAAACAGCAACATGTTATCAGTAAGTTTTAAACGGTTAATTAAATCTCCATATTCCCCTACTGCTGATACTTGTATCATAATAAAGTCTTGAAGCAAAATTAACGTTTTTCTTGATATTTCGGAATTGGCTACTTTTTCATAAGCTGCTAAAAGATCCGCTTCCATTTTGTAAGCCATATCTAAAGCGTCTCCAATACCAGCTACAGAGCTAGTTACAGGGTCTAAAGACTCTACAGAAAGCTCACAATTCATGTCGTTCATAAATTGTTCTATTGTATTGTAATGCTTTCTTTCGTCTAAAGATTCTGATAAAAAGAATTTTTCTGCGCCGAAGTAACCTAAAGTCTTCATTCGATTAGTAAGGTGCTGATACACATGTGACGCAGTCAACTCTAATTTACCGAACATATTGAGAAATTTAATCTCGTTTTCTGTAAGTAATTTTTCCATTATTAACATTTTTTGAATTCATTATTTTCGTCTTTGAAGATTGCCATGTCTGATGACATCAATGCTTCAACTATATTGTCGAAATTTTTGTTTATAAAGTTAACTCTTTCTAAGTTATCATCCCCTATTTCCTCTGCAAAATCTTGTTGCAGTTCTGCTTTCTTAATAGGACTAACGCTTTTAAGTTGCTTTTCTAATTCAGAAGTTCTTTCAAAAATATCTGAAGATGGCATCGCTAACAATGATGTTAAGTCTTTTGTACTAGTTATTTCTTTAACTAGACCAAGTTTCTTAGATAACTCTTCGTAAGCATATTCGTATAAATCTTGATAGTTTTGATTATAAAGATCCATTAAATCTTGACCTTTAACACCTGGTTCAATTTCTAGATCTAATGTATTTACAAATAATAGCTTACGTTCTTGTGTTCCAATATTTACAGCATCTTTTTCACGTTTGTAAGGAACATCTTGCTGAATTCTGAAGTTTGATCTAGAAAGTAATAGCGTATTATCTAGGCTTACTTTAAAGTTATCAACAACATTACCATTATTATCAAAAACTTCTACAGCATTTTTAACAGCCCCTACTTTATTTGCAGTTCCAAAAGAAGCTCTAACAAATGCAGGTTTACCATCTTTAGTAGTACCCGACATTTCTTCTTCAAATGCTTCTAATCCCTTACGAATTTTATTTATTTGCATTCCTAAAGTTAATTGGGGAAGTAGTGGAAAACTAGAAGACTTAATATAAACTCTACGGTCTGCATTATCTTCTATAGAAGCAGTGTTGCCTACATATACAGGTTTTAAAGGCTGCATGACAATATTTATATCATCATAAGAAAGTATATTAGATTTTCTAAAATCTCCTTTAGACTGTCCTTCTAATTGTTTATAAATTTTATCATATTGAGCTTTAGTCAATCGACCTAATTGCTGCATTACATATAAGTGCTCTTTCCAAGTAGTATATTCCTGAGCATCGGAACCTTCTATTCCAGAGTAGTTTTCTCCAAACTTACTCATGATTTTACTAAAGTATTCTTTTTGAGCAGTGTCTTTTACATTATTACTATCAATCTTTTTATCCTGCATAAATACTTGATAGTAATTATTATTAGCACTGTCTGCTAATTCCATACCTGGTGCAATATCTCCAGCAAGACGTTTACCAATATTAGTAAAAGTTTCTTCTAGGTTTTGTTCTAAGCTTTTCTTGCTATTAAACTTTGCATATAAAGCAGGATCTCCAGCAAATAATTTATAAGCTTCAGCATTGGCAATTAAATTATTGAATAAATAATCCATTGCTGCGTAACTAACCTTGTCAACTCCTTTACCTACTTTAGCTACTTTAGACATATACTCCTTATCTAAGAAAGTATAGTTATCAGTTACTCTATTATTTTTATCTGTAAGCTTTAATCCAATTCCTAGTTTACCCCAGTCTTCTAATTTCTTTTCTAGTAATCCATCAAAAATACTTTTGATTTCTTCCATTACTGCCTGCTTAACTTCAGGAGAATATAAAGTATTGTCTTTATCTTTAACAATATCTAGGAATGATTTCTCAGTAACATTTCCATTAACGTCTATTCCCATAGGAACCATTAAAGAATTAAGGCTGTGGAAGAAATAGAAATAGTTAGGTTCGTATCCTTTAATGTTATCAGATTGCTTATCTCGAATTCTGTTTATTTCTGGAACAACAATTGTATCGTATAATGTTTCTAGATTTTTATCCGAAATTTCTCCATCACTTAAAACTAATTGTCGAGTTAAAGCGCTGATAGTCAACATAGTAGTCTTATCAGACATAGTAGGATAAAAGAAGTCTACAGCTCTTCTATCTTCTCCATTAAGAGTATCTCCAGAAACATTTTGGAAGAAAGCAATTTTAATTACTTCGTGCTCTGCAGCAGTTAAGTTATTTAGCTTTCTGTTATCTTGAGATTTAGTAAATGCTTTTTTAAGCGCTTCTAGGGATAAATAGTTTATTCTGAAAGTATTACGCATTGTATCACCCAATGCCCCATCTTCGGTTAGATCTTGAAGCCAACTACTATTTTTACTAAAGGAAATATTTTGTAATTTATCGATCAAATCTTGATTAACAAATGTCCCTGTTTCATTATTGTATGCTGTAAGATCGCGCATTCTATTTACAAGGAAATTATTATTTCCGTAAGAGTACACAGTTTTTCCACCTGCTTGGAAAGAGTTGCTATAAACACTTAGGTTATTGCTAGCTTCTAATTTAGCCAATGCTTTTACTACAGAATCTGTTAGAATCTTAGCATCATCAAAAGATACTTCTCCTTGTAGTGTTGCATCTAAAGTTCTAGCTAATGCTTTAACTAAACCTTTTCCACCAGTGAATAATGCATTCCAACTTTTACGACCCTTATTATTAAACTTACCTTTACGTAAATCTTCGTAAGTTTTATCACTGATTACAATTCCAAAAAGTCCTAACCAATTAGCTAATTCTTCGTTAGTTACTGCTTCTGGGTTTTTAGCAAATTCTGCTGCTTGTGCAATTAGTGTATTACCTACAGTCTTATCAAAAATGTATTCATCATCTTCGTTTATTGTAATCAAATTACTTCTAGTACCTACACCTTTTAAGTTAGAATTCCATATAGCACGTAGTCTTTCTTCTACTGCTGAAGAGTTACTAGACCATTTTTGTAAAGAGTAGTTTCCATTACGATCTTTACTCCACATAACAAACTGCATGTGAATATTATGGCCCACCATTCCTGAAACAAACTCATTTTTAATTTTATCAGGAGTATTACTTTTTTCTAAAAGATCTATTACAGAGTTAATCCAAGGGAATTTCTCTGTATTTAATTCTAGAATCTTAATCATTAAGTCGTAGTCTGCAGGCTTGTTTGATAAAAGTCCTTTTAAAGTATTATATACAGTATCATACGGAAGAATTTCTGGGAGTCCTAGTAAGTTAACTATAGGCCCATTTTCATCTTGCGCTTGAATCATACTGAAGAATTTTTTCAAATCTTCTGAAGTAGTAGATTTAGGATTCACTGTAAATGCCCAATCATCTGTATAGTTGTTGCGTACTAATCCTCCCGCATCTTCATTAGCATCTAATTCGATATCCTCTTTTACAGTTCCTGTAGATAAAAGACTCATGTTTTGATTTACTAATCTTCTAACTTTATCGAATTGATCAATGACTGCATCTAGACGTGCTGCTTTATTATCTAATCCTTGTTCTTTATAAAACTTAGATAATTCTTTTAATGATTCTAAATGCTTGTCTAATATAGGTTTAACTTTTACACTTTTAAGTCCGCCTACTTCTTTAGCACTAAGAGTTGCTTGAATAATATCTGAAGACAAATAAGCAATTAAAGATGATTGAGTTTGTGTATCTAATCCTCTAATAAGCATTTGATCTATTTCATCACGTTGCTCTTTTAATTGATCTTCATCTAGCGCAGTCATTAACTCATCAACACTATCTTCTCCTATTGGATTAGAGTCTTTAGTATTTTTATTTACTGTAACTTTTAATCCACTTGGTAAAGTAATAGTTTTAGAGTCAGCTTCATTCTTATTAAAAATTTCTAATGCTTTCTCAAAAGAGGCAATTGCTTCTGGTAAAGAATTAAATCCCATATCTACAGCATCTGCTTCAGGAACTAATCCTTCTTTTAAATTTTCAAGGTATTGTTCAATTTGACTTTTATCTTCAATTCCTTTTGCAATATCTTGGGCATAAGCCTCAATCAATGCTTCTCCTGTAAGTTCTTCTACTTCTTGTTCAGCAGTAGGTTTTTTAGGAAGTAATGGGGCTATTAATTTATCGTACTTGTCATAAATTTTATTATACTTAGCTCTAACATCCGCTGGCATAGATTCCTTATCTATCTCACCATCAACCTTATACTCATCTATGTTAGGGATAGCCTTAGTTAATTCTGCTTGCTCTTCTGCTCTTAGGGTAGATACTTTAGATTTTTTTTCTGCTTCAAGGTCAGTAGTTGTAAAAATTAATCCTTCACTTTCTAAAATATCAGCATGATCAAATCCAAATTCAGATTTATCTGTAGCACTTAATTCTGATACAGGAATCCATCTAGCATCTTGAGCATCATCTTGTCCAGATACTTCAGTAGATCCAGAAAAATCTTCAGGGATAGTGACTTTGTATACAGTAGAAGATATCCAAGAAGTGTTAGAATTTCTAGGGTCTCTAGTTCTATCATCGAATACTCCTACTTGTTCTAAAGGAAGTCCTTCTAGATCTAAACCAGTTTCTTCTTTAACTTCTCGCATTGCTGCTTCTTCTGCAGTCTCTTTACCAGGTTTCCATTTATTACCTGCTTTTGCAGTAGTGTCGTGGAATCCTCCAGGAAATGCTAATTTATTAGGTTCAGATTTTGCATTGGCTCCTCTTTTGATAATTAAAACATGAGGCTCACCGTTAATTATCTTAGTAACAATTACATCTACAGTAGGGTTTACTCCTTTATATCTTAAAGAAGATTTTTGTGCAGGAGTAACTTTATTAATCTTTGGAGTAGCAGCTGCTTTTTTCTTAGTAGGTTTTATACCAGCAAATGCAGTATCAAAAAGAATAGTAGGCTGGATAGTATAAGCCCACTTAGGTTCTTCCTCAGTACCAATATTTATCGATAAGATATTTGTTTGATGAGAATTTTTTACTAAGTCTGGATATTTTACTGTATTAGTATTTCCTTCTGCATCTAAAATAATTATTGAATCTGCGTTTTTAGCTAGATCTTTTCTACTTGCATTTGCAAGAGGAGTATATCTAGGATCTTCTAATAGTGCACGTAGTTTATCTAAACCTGCTTGATTAGTAGCTTGCCCACCTTTAGATTTAAAGTTAGCAGAAACTGTAATAGCACACTTAGTAACTTTATTACCGTTCTTATCTACATAAGATCCCATGTTAACACCAGGACGACCGAATTCGATTCCTGTTGCAGTAACACTGATCAAAGGCATATTAGATTTTAATGTATTTTGGCCTCCCCCACGAAGTAAATAATTTTCTAAACCTGCAGGTCCTTGAGTAGGAAATAGGTAAATAAATTGATTTAAATATTCTGCTAAACCTGAAGTAGTAGTAATGTCTAAACTTAATGAAGATTCTCTAATAGCTTTTACTATAGGATTTTCTTGATCACCAGTCAAATGCGCTTCTATTGCAAACATTACTGTATTAATAACTTCTTTAGAAATAGGTTTTCTTTCTAAAGGAATTGGCATGTAATCTTTAGGGCCTACTTTGACGATAGCATATAATCTACCTTCAGATACTGGGCTATTTAAAATAGTTCCGCCATTTAATAGTTTGTTAGCATTACCAGGTAATTCAAATGCACCGTCACGTCCGACTGCTAAAATTAACTTAGAATCAGGCATTGTTATAGAAACAGGAAGAGATTCTCCGTCAAAAGTTTTAAATAATTTACCAAAGCTTTTGTATTGTACTTTAGATTTAACTGGTTCATTTTTTTTGACAATAGTCTCGCGGATTTTAAAGTTACGAGCTTTATCTTCAACAATTTCTTCAGCAGTAGCATTTAAGTTTTCTGCTCTATACCATGCATTGTCGTGTACATAGAATACTGTATTACCGTCTTTATCAGTTACTTTAATAGGAACCTCAGCGATGTATTCAGGTAAACTTGTTAATAGAATTCCTTGAGCATCAGCTTGTTTTTGTAATTCTATTTCTCGCATTGACCAAGAAATTTTTTCTCGGGTATTAGAAGTAGGATCATATTTTTCTCCTGCGTACTCAGAATCAACCTGTAGGTTTAGTTCTGCTCCCGCATTTAAGTAATCTGGATCTAATAATTCTAAATTATCTACAGTATTGTCTATGTCACTACGATAAACAATTCCAAGAACTTCTTTTTGATTGAACTCTTTAGATAAATACGCAGCACGATTATATCCTTCTGAACTTCTATCATAGCTATAAATTAAGTTACCTTCTGCATCTTCGCCGATAACTAATGTTTTATCTTCTTGAGCTAAATTAACAGCAGCTTCTCCTACTTCTCCTTCTACATCTTGTTTTTCTGTATTTGGATTTGGTAAATCTTTAGGAAGAGTAGTGTCAAAACTAGCGTTTTCTTTTTCCACCTCAGCCGCAATTTCTTCTGGAGTTCGAGAATCTACATCTGCTAAAGGATTATCTTCTTCTGCATCCTCTGCTAGATCTTCTTCTGTTTCTTCACCATTTAGTGCACGTATCTTTTTATCTAAAGCTAGATTTAAATCTGTCTTATGATTCTGAGATAACTCTGCCTCTTCAATTTCTGTACGCAACTGTTCTAATTGATCTTTGGTTGCATTCTTAATCTTGTCATTAAATGTTTGTACTACAAAAGTTGTTTGCTTTTGCTTAGCTGCAATGTCATTAGCTTTTTTTAAATCTGCTAATTTATTCTCTGCAGCTTTCTTTAACATAGGATCGTCAAAAGCATCACGAAGTTTTTCTACTTCAGCCATTGAAGTACTTCTGCTAATTGCTTCAAAAGCAGCTTTTTTCTCTGCTTCTTTTGCTTTTTTCTCAGCAAATGTAATTTGATATTTTTTACTAGTAATTTCAGCAAACTCTTGATCAGCAGTAGTAACTAAGTTCTGCATCTTGTCTACTGTTTCTCCGTAACTTGTAGAGTTTTTATAAGATGGTAATGCTTTAACTTCTGCTAAAAACTTATCATAAATTTTTTGCTCAGCTTCTGTATGTCCTTGATTTTCATCAAGATTAGACATAGAATATGAAAGAGGAATTGTATCAGTCGCTATTTCCGTTCTTACTACTTCTCCATTTTCTTTAATAAGAATAGGACGTTCTCTTTCGTATGAATATTTTTTAGCAATTGAATGAAGGTCTTTACTTAATTGAAAATCACTTTCTTTTTTTAATCCCTCAACATATTTAAGATTACGATCTGCTCTACTTTTATTAGCACGGTTGAAGAATATTTCATCTACATTTTCATATCCTTCAAAGTTATTGTAAATAGATTCTAATTGTTTAAGCTGAACTAAAGCGTCGTTAGCTCGATCAATATGATCCTGCCCCACTTCTTCTGGATTTCTTTCAGCTTCTGCTCTGTATAAATTTTCTAATACTTCGGTAGTACCAGATTGAAAAGCTTTAATTGCTTGATTTTCAAACAACTCTTCTTTTAATTTATCTACTTCAGCTTGGTCTCCTTTTTCTTCAGCTTCCGTTAATTTTTCTTGGAACAATAAATTGTCCTTGAAATTTTTCATTACATCAGTAACATTAACTCCTTTTTCTTTAAGTTCATTAATTACTTCTTGTTGTTTAGCATATTGTCCTCTTTCGTACTCTACTTTACTAATACGATTTCCTTCTGCATCTTTAGTATTTCCTGCACCGTATTTAGAATACTCAGTAGCATTAATAATTCCTTTTTGACCTATACCCCCAAGAGCTCCAAGAAAAGCTGCTTCAAAACCTTCCATGCTGCCCATATCTTCTAGGGCATTTTTCATTGTATACTTTTCTCCTCTACCTTTAGCTGTACCAGCTTTTTCTGCAACTAAATTGATAAGTTCTTCAAGACTTTCTTGTCCTCCTTCTTTTGCTAGTTCAGTAATTTTTCCTAAACCTGAAGTAAGCTTTACTAAATTTCTACTTCCTCCTTGTATAGGTTTAAGGAATGCAGCAGCAGATGAAAGATTTAAAAGAATATTAATTTTATTGATATTCATTGTTGTAGCAGCAGCTTCAGCCGCTGCTTGCTTAGCTTTAGGAGCATCCCATCCTTGAGCTAAACGTGCTTTATAAGTATCATTAAATACTTGAGTTGCTGAAATAGTTGCTTCAGCTTGATTCATCATGGTAGCATTAGTAAGTGCTTCTGCTCCTCCTAATAATCTTTGTGACTTATTTGCTCCAAGAACAGCACGAGCTAAATCTTTACCTCTAGTAAGTTTTCCTACTCCTCCTAGTACAGTAGACGCAATTTTACCTCCAACCATACCTGTTACAGCAAATGATCCTATGGATTCTACTAATCCAGAACCACGAGACATCCACCAAGCAGGATCTGATAAATTCATAGATTGTCCAGGGTTTTCTTCATAAATAGGAAACCAATCGTTGTCTACTTCTTTTTTAAGATCTTGTGCCCAATTAACTAATTGATTATTAGCAGCTTCTTCTGCGCTAAAATAACCAGGTACATCAACCATTGAGGAAAGTCCTCCAATAATTTGAGGAACTATATTAACCGCTACTCTGCCTACAGCATGTCTTGCTTGTTCCCAATTAGATTGATTTTCTGCACGAATTTTTCCCAACTCTTCCATGGAAAATTGTCCTCCATGTAAAGTCCCTCTATCTACATAATCCTCATAAGGATCAAAAATATCAGCATTCTTTTGTTTATAGATTTTTTGAAGTCCTGAGTATTCCCCTGATTCTCCTACACCTAATTTATCAACTACTTCTTGATTAAACCCTAAAGTCTTATCCACTTTTTGATCCACAATTTTTTGGATCATGTCGTGTCGTGGACTAGTAGGTACTACTACAGGAACTTGTTTTTTTGCCATGATGATTATTTATAATAACAAAGATACATAATCTAATTAAACCTTAGAAAATTTTATCTTCCTGGGTTTAATGCTCCCATTAAATATACTTTAGCAGCAGAAGCGGCCTCGTTAGAATCTGCATTATAATACCAGTCTTTTCCAGTTTCTTCGTTAGGAGCATAACGAATAAATTTACCACTATTATCTGATATTGCAATTTTCAATACTGGATTATTGTCTACTTTACCTTGAACTTTTACTACTGATAATCTAGAATTAGCATCAAAAGGAATTGAATATAGTTCTATTCTTTTTCCTCCCTGATCTAATGGAGTTACTCCAACAGATTGTATAAGTTGAGGAGATAAATTATTTCCAGCAAAAGCATTATCAAATCTTGCTGCTTTAATCATATCATTAGTTTGCTTATTTAGTTGAGTACCTCCACTAGAAGCAGCATCTAATTTATACAACAAATCTCCTATTTTAATATTAGTCCCAGCTTTAGGTTTTATAGTAACAGTTCCTTCAGTATCCGCGCTTCCATTACCATCTTTATCGTACTTAATAGGCACTTCGAAGAACATACTATTACCATGCATTACTATTTTAGGACTTCTATTCTCACTGATGTTTAAAACTGTACCAGCAGCTAATTTTCCATCTTCATCGAAGCCATTAACATTTTTCCAATTAGAACTATAAGCAGGTAAGAAAGAACTTAAATCAGAAGCGCCTAAAAAATATTGTGCCATTTCTTTATCTAAGTTTTTATCATTAACAAATCTATAAGATTGTTCATTTTTAGTTAGATCATTATTATAAATTTGATTTACTTTTCTGTTTAGAATATCTGAAATAGTACCAGCTTGTCCGCCTAATCCAGCTGATATTCCTTGGCCTGTTTCTAAATCTACTCCATTAACTAATACTTCTCCAAAATTATATCCTTTATTTACAGCATCTTGAACATTTTTATATCCTCGTAATTTTGCAATTTGTCCTAGACTTAAAACTTTTCCACCAGTATAACCTGCTTTTGCTAATTGCTCTTTTGTATAACTTTTTGGATTATATAATCTTTGCAATTTAGGATCTCCGTAATCTTCGTTACCCATTTCGTCAATACCTGTTCCATAAATTATAGCTTCTGCTGGAGTATATTCTTCTAATCCTGCTGTGAATAATTTAAATTCTTCTGTTTCTTTTACTTTAGATTTTATCTGAGTTAAGGTAGAATTTGCCGTATTATAAACACTAGCAACTTCTTCAGAATTTTTTAAATAATTAGCATACTCTGTTAAACTTTGATTTCCACCTTCTGCATCTGGAGTAGTCATTTCTTTCCAAAGGCTTCTAGCTAAATTATCTGATAAAACAATTCCTTTATTATTAATTGCATTTTTAAAGTTTTTCCAATTACCTCCATTAGCTACTGTTTGAGTTAATGTAGTAAAGAGTTGTTCTTGTCTAGCTCTAATTTGATCTGGATTATTTACTAATTTTTTATACTCTGTTGTCCCTGGTTTTCCTAAAATAGCTAATCTTACATTACCTGCAGCAAGTTTATTAATGTTCTTTACAGTTTCATATAACTGTTTTCCTGCACTTATTTTTGTTTTACCTAAATCTGGTATTGACCATTTTTCTTCAGAATTTGGTATAAAGAATCCATCTCCTGTAGCAGCGTTACCACTACCACTTCCAGAACCGTCTCCTTCATTTGGCATGTCTCTGAAAGTATAATCATGCGTAACATTTTTATACGCAAGAACTTTACCCAAAGCTCCCATGTCATAAACATTATTTAAATGTTGATGGGTGTATAAATTTTTAGTAGCAGTAGCATCGTATTCTCCAGTAAGTTTAGCTTGTTCAGCTTTAGCTTTTTCTTCCATTAAGTCTGTATACTCAGCACCTTTTAAAAGATTTTTATCTTTCTTAGCAGCTTTTTCAATTGCTGATATTTGATAGTTAAGACTAGATAAATACTTATCATTTAATTCTGAAGCAACTTGTTTGTATGCTTCAGGATTTTGTTGTAGTTGATCATGGTTATAATCTGCTACTTCAGTTGCCCAATCTCTAAATCTAGGTAAAGTACGAAGGTAATCAGAAGTTAATTGTGCTATTTTTTTAGCATCTTTTTCCTCAACTACAGTCTTAACAAATTTAGCATCAAGAGTAGTAGGATCGATACCTGCTGAACGGAAAGCATCCATTTTATTTTCAGGAACAGCACTAGCTACTTTCCAAGATAGTTCTTCTAAATCTTTAGATAAATCAGCAAGTCGTCCAGTTTGTCCAGTAATTTGATTGTATGTTCCTTGTTTATCAGCAGCAGTAGCAGTAAAAGCAGCTCCTTTATTTTCTTTGTATTTACGAATCTCTCTATCTTTCCATTGTAAATATTGGTCACGAGTAATTCCTCCTGGCTTGTCAATTCTTTCTCTTTCTGCTTTATCGCGTTCTGCCCATAACTTAGCATTAGCTTGAAGAGCATTTAGTTCTGGATCTTTCTGCCAAAGAGTATTTAGTTCACGAAGTTTAGAGGCTGCTTGCTTATAATTTTTCGTTTCAGCCAAATTTTTAGCAAGCTCGTCTCTTTTAGATTTAACAGTCTTAATCAATTCTTTTGCTCTTTCAGGATCTGTCCCATAAGGAAGATTTGCTAAATTGAAATCCGCAGCATCAATAGCCTCTGTAGCAATATCAAATTTTTCTTGCATTGCACTAAGGGGTGCAGCAAAAGCTGATAAATTTAGAGGCTTGTATTCATATTGAATGGGCGTACTATATGGACTAATTGGCATGATTATCTGTATTTGTTATTATCTATTATGCTTGATTATCTTGTTTTTCTTTTTTCTTTTTAGCTGCTGCTGCCGCTTTTGCTTCAGCTTTTGCTAATGCTTGATCAAAGATAGTATTGTATTTAAAAGTTCCTGCAAATTCAGGAGCTATTAATTTCATGTATGCAGTTTGAGCAGCCATTTCTGCAGAACTTCTAGCAGCATCTGCTCCTTGTTTTAAACCTGCAGCAGCCATTTGTTGCTTAGCTTCTCTAGCTTTAATATTGTAATCTGTAACATTAGCTAAAACTCCTTTATTAGCGGCTTCAATAGCTTTGTTTCTTACTTTAGCATCTAATGCATTTGCCGCATCTACATTTTGTTTTTCTGCATAAAGTTTAGACATTGCTTCGTTACGACTCATAGCTGCTTGTTGCATATTACTCATGTAGGATCCTCCACCTAAACCAGTGTCTCTAGCAGCTTTTGATAATTGAGCATAAGAACGTTGTACTTCTTTTTTCTGTGGATCAATATTATATTCCCATGGTGAAAAATCTGCTTTTTGGTAAAAGCTTCTTGGATCTAATTTATCTACTTTACCAAACAATCCTAAACCAAGATTATATGCTGCAGGAAGTAATTGACCTACTCCTTGAGCAAGAGTTTGATTCATAGTTAAATCTTGATTCTTGTATTTTAAAGTTTCATCAACTTCTTTTAAATCAGATAATACTTTTGCTTTTTCTTCTTCAGTCATATTAGCAAAATCTACATTACTATCTGGTAAAGCCATTCTAGTTGCTAAACTTCCTTTATTATAAGGATTATCTAAAGAAGCTGCACTATCTAGTGCATCATAATCTACTTTATAAGGAACAATATTTCCTAATGAATCTCTTTCAAGACTAAATCCTCCACCACGTAAAAAAGAGTGAGTAGCTCCAGACTGTTGGAGATTAGTAAGATGATTAATCATATCGTCTTCTGTGGGAGAATCTAAGTAACCTCCCATTTCTTTTTGAGTAGTATTCGATTCTTGATCTAATCCTAAAAATTGTCTAGGAGATTGACCAGCAGCTCTCATTGCTGCTTTTTGTTCAGCAGTCATATTTTTTAATAAGTCAACATTTTCATTACGTTGTTCAACTTGTTGTGCTTTTGCTGCTAATCTTGCTGGATCATTAGCCATTTGTTCTAATGGTTGACTATATTGAATACTTCCTGTAGTCAATCCTTCAATTTTTCTAGGAACCATTTGTCCAGTTGTAGGATCATAATCTTTTACTACTTGACCAGTGTTTGCATCAGTGTAATAATTTTGTTTTAATGCATTAGGGTCTGGCGCAGGTGGATACATTGTAGATAATGATTCTGCTGTTGGTGGAGTATATTTACGTAAATCATAAGGTTCGTAAATATATTTATCTGGCTGTTGAGAAGCAACAAAATAAGGTTTGTTATTTTTTAATACTTGATACTCTTCTAAATAATCAGGACGTAATTCTGTAGCAGGTAGTCCTTCTATCATTTTAATTCTAGCAGCACGTTCTGCAGTAGTATAAGGACGGTAATCTCCTCCTGTACCTGTAGGACTTCCTGCATCTGATCCTCCTGAACCATACATAGGAGCTCCTGTTTTAGGGTCTTTAGGATTATTTTTGTAGCCTTCTAAACTTGAAGTATATTGACTTGCGTAGTCACTTCCTAAAGTAGGATTATAAGAAGCAATTGCTGGAGCAGAAGTTTTTGGTCGAGTTACTGTAACAGGAGCCAAAGCTGTTGGGTTTGCTGAAGTTCCAGGTCCACCTGGTTCTCCTGGATCTACCATAAAACCTCCTTCTGCATAAAGATTAGTTAAAGGTTGTCCCATTGGACCTGCATTATGTGCAAATCCTCCTGCTCTAAATCCTTGATAAGGATTATTTTGCATACCAGCATTAACCATATTATTAGGCATTGTCGGCATATTACCTGAATTCCAAGAATATGCATCTCCTGTACCTGTCATTTGATTTCCTGCATTATCCATTACTGGAACTCCTCCACCTGAAGTAGGAGTTGCTGGTGCTGTAGGCGTTTTTGCAAAAGCTCCCATCATATCTTGACCTCCTTGTAAAGCTGCTTGTCCTAAAGCCATTGCTGTATTATTAGAAGCTTCTTGTGGAATTTCTGTTTGTACTCCAGTTAGTCTTTCTTTATTAGCAGCATCAATTTTAGCTTTATATTCTGCTTCATCTTGTTTATGTCCTTTTACTCCTCCTGAAATACCTCCAGCTAAACCTCCTAAAACTGCACCAATAGGAGCAGATAATCCTCCTGTAGCCGCCATTAATACTGGATTAGCTCCCATCATAGCTCCTTTACCTGCACCTTTTAAAGCACCAGTTCCTGCTTGAGTAAATGCATCGTTGTTTTCTTTTACGAATCCACCAAAGTCGTACATGCTTCCACCAAAATTATACATCTTGCCTCCACATTTATACATACCACCGCCCATAGCCATAACAGGTTGACCTTGTTGTGCTTCAGGCATCTGTGCTAACATCTCAGGAGGTATTTGATTAGGGTCCATAGGTTGTCCTTCTGGCATTCCCATAGGTTGTACAGATTGTGGAACATTTTGCTGCATCTCAGGAGCTCCTTGCATTTGTTGCATTTGATCCATTTGAGGCATTTGTTGTGGCGCACCTTGTTGTAATCCTGCTAAAGCATTAGGGTCTAAAGCTTGGATTTCATCCATTTTCTTTTGAACTTCTTTTTGCTTAAACTGTTCTTGTGCGTTCATTAGATTATCTAAATCTCTTTTGATAGCTACTTGTTCGATAGTATCATTTTCTCTACGAGAATTAGGTCTATTCAATTTCTTAGAAATTTCTGCAAAAGTTTTTCCTACTTCATTTTTAGGTAAAGCAAATTGATCTGCAGTTACTTTGTCAACTTTTAAAGAATCTGAAAATATATAATTAGAAGAATTTAATTTAGTTTCTCCTTGTTCTACTAAATTTAAACCTCCATCAGGAGCTGTTCCTTGAGGAATTCCTCCTAAAGGATTTTCTTCGTGACGTCCTCCTTCAGTAAATTCTGTTAACTGTGCCTCCATTGGCCCACCTTCTGCAAATGTGTTTGCTCTAATTTTAGCTTGAACCTCTTTAGGCAAAGCCATAAATCCTGCATTAGCAAATCCTCCGCTTGCATACATATTTCCTCCTAATGCATGTTGTACATTATGAGATTTTCCAGCAACACTTATAGGTTGATTACCTGGTGTTTTTTCGAATGCACCTGTTGCATGTCCATAAGCTAACCATTTATGGTAATCTGCGTTTGATTTAAAGTTCATAGTTCCTCCTAATTTATATTTATCAATTTCTTCTATACTACTTGGTGCAGTTTTAGACCCAGCAATACCTAAAGGATTTAAAGTTTCATATCCTTTTAATGCATCTTTTCCTATTTTTTTAACATCTATTAATGCTGGGGCATTTTTTGTTATGTCCTCAACATTAGTAAGTTTAAAATCTTCAACAGCAGGTCTTTTTAAAAAATGCTCATTGCGATTTACTAAGTGCGGATCTGCTATTAGTTTTTGTAATTCAGGATTGTTTTTATAAACATCTAAATTCCAATATCCTTCTGGATTAGCCGCAACTTCTTTAAGAGATTGTAATGTTTCATCAGAGTATCCTGCTAATTCTCCTGATGCAATTAACTCGTCTACATCAGCAGATGGAGGAAGACTACGTTGTCTAGCCATTAAAGCATCTCCTTTTGGTTTTATCTTTGCTAAACTTTTTCCAGCAGCTGCTGCTTTTGTTTGAGGAACTCTATGTAAGAATACTTCTTCTTCTCCTTTAATATAGTTTAAGAAATCTGGATTAGATTCTGTACTATAGAATCTATTATTAGTAGCACTAATTTTTCCTTCTGCTAAAGCTTTTTTGTAATTTGCTAATCCTTCTACAGTTTTAATATTATACAAATCGTCTCTAACAAATAAATCGCTAAAATTAGCTTTACCTGTGGCAACATTTTGTAACCCTAATCTTTCTGCTTGATTTACTAATGTTTTAGTACCTGCTATTGCTCCTGCTCCTGCTGGAATAAAACGCATTCCTTCTCCTAAAGCTGCTAAGTATTTTCCTTCTTCAGCATTGCGCGTAAACTTATCGCCCGCATCTAATAAATTAAGATTAGAGTTTATTGCATTCCCTACTAAATTTCTACCTTCTACTACTCCTGGATCAATACCTGCCATGCGCATTTCATTGATATTGCGCGGCATGTTTTCTACACCTCCTCCAGAAACAGCATATTCGAAAGCAGTAAGGGGATTAGTAACTATTTCCCAAACTCTGTTAGGTTTATCGTTAGGATCAAATTCTTTTATAGCTCCTTGATTAGGATCTCCGTAAACAGCATTTTCTCCTAAATATTTATATTCTTCTACTTTTTTTGGATCTAAAAGAATTTCATTTTTTTGTTCTTTAGTAAGAGTTGCAGAATTTTTTATTGCATTAATAGTCTCTGCTTTAACAGCTTGATTTTCTGCAGCACCTTGACTTAATTTATTCTGCACACTTTTTTGCATGCCTGCATCAAAACTATTTTTAGGTACAGTACTCTCCGCTACTTGTGGTTTGCTGTCTAATAATGGATCATAATTACGTTGGTACTTATTAGCAGGCATAGCCATTGGTTTAGCTTGAGCATTTAATAAAGCAGTGCGTTTTCCTGTTGGATCCTGTACGGGAATAAATTCACCGTTAGTTTTATCTGTATTAATATACCATTGGTTATTTACTTTTTGATAAGTAGCACCTGGTCTTCCTGAATATGTAAAAAGCTGGCCTCCATCAGGATACATATGACCACCATTTTTATAATCTAAATCTTTACCTTCTCCTTCTAATTGCGGAGTATTTGACATTGATAAAATAGAACCACCTTCGCGAGTAATATGATCTAGCGGCATATACATCTGTTGTCTAGTAGCTAGATTATTGTGTAATGTTCCGCCAAAGTTATAAGGTGCTGGATATTGTCCAGGAGAAGATGCGTATACACTATTGTGTAAATTTCTTCCTCCTTGCATAAAACTATCTTCAGGCAAAGAATATGGTGTAACAAATTGACCCCCTTCTTTATATTCTCTGTTAATCTTTTTTTCTTGAGCCAACATTTCTTTACTAGGAGCCTTACCTTCTTTTCCTGCTCTTTTATTAGAAGCAGCTTTAGCTCTAATATTATCCCATAAACCTCTTGGAGAAGAAGAACCGTCAGCTCTTTTTAACATACCGCCATTGGCATAGTAATCTCCTAATGCAGAAGCATATATACTATTTAATAATTTACCATGATTTGTCTTATCTACTAATGGACCTCCGTTTAAAAAAGGCAAATCCGTAGTATCTCTGAAGATTGGAGTACCTTCAAATTCATATGGACTAGGTATATTTTTAGGCTTCTTTTTCATTAGAATATCTGATAGTCGAAATACGATATTAAACGATTCATTATAAATTCTTTATTGTCGCTATTATCAAAGTATAAAGTTACAATAAAATGTGTACTTCTCAAACGTGCACGTTGATTTATTGAGTTAGTATCTCTCGGAAGTTTAACTCTCCACTTATCAAATCTACGTTTAATTCTACCTGAAGAGAAAGGAATCTTTCCTGTATCTTGGTCTTGAGTCTCGACTCTAAAAGCAGTAATAGTAACAGATCTATCTATTTGTTTTAAATCATCTCTTACAATAGAATTGAATTCTAAAGTACGAAGAATTTTATTTATATCAGCTTGTGGATTAATTACTAAAGTAATAGAAGCTTCTTCTACATTACCATAGAATTCTCCCCAATTACCAATGTTGTGCGTGTATAAAAGATTTCCTTCAGCAGGATCAGCAGACAATAAAATATCTCCGTTCTCTATCCACATTCTTGGAGTAGCTGAGTACTTAGAAGAAAACTGCTGCATCAATTCGTCATATACAATACTAGTTGCTTGTAACGTAGGATTAATTGATACTGGGTCCGTATATTTTTCTAATTGTCCTTGTAAAATTTGAGGATTTGCTGAAGCTGTAAATTCTTCATTTACTACATAATATGAATCTTCATAGATAATAATATCTCCTGGATAATAAGTTTCTCCTGAAACAATGTCTAATACTCTAGGAGTAGTAGATAGGAATGTAAAAATTACTTCATCATTTATTCTATCTTTTCCAATAGTAACTCCGTAACCTTTTATTGGATTATCTCCTTGATTTTCTTTTCTATAGAATACTCCATCAGGAAGTAATTGTAAGAAACTATGTAATCCTTTAATTTCTGATAAAGGATTATTTTCTCCTCCTCCATTTCCTGAAGTACTAAATACAAAAATCTTTCTGTGAATACCGTCAAATAAATATATACCAGAGTCTGTAGTTTTTATTCCCCATTGATGAATTGCTCCATGCTCTTTAGAAAAATATTGGTGTTTACCAAATCCTTGACCTGTACCTAATTGTGTAGGAACTCCGTCATTAGTAGTAGTGATAGCAGCTCTATTGATAGCATAAGCTCCAAAGCCTCTATCTTGAATAAAGTAAACTGTATCTTTCCAATTGATTACTTTATTGATTGGACCGTAGTCGTCAACATCATAATAGTTGTTAGCGCCGAATTTTGTCCAAGCATCGATCTTATCTCCGTTGATTTTTACATTTGATAAATACGCTCGGATGTCATTGGCAGCTGAAGTACTATCAAAGTTTAACGGTTTAGTAAAGAAAGTTACATTATTATTTTCTTGAGAATATACTGTGTTGTAAGCATACATAAACAAATTTTCTCCATACTGTGTGTAAGTATTAGCAGTCTCTTGTCTAAGTACTGTATTCTGAGTACCATTTAAAGCTTCTGTATATTTAACTCCAGTCTTTATAGTAGCTCCTTGTGCTAAATCAATATTTATAGAAGACTCTACTGGAAAAGCTCCTGTTCTAGAATAAGAAGTTCCAAATGCATCAGGAGAAAGTCCCCCAGCATTTTTGTAAAATATTGTATCTAATTCAATAGTTCCACTTTGGAAAGTAAACATGTTTATAAAAATGTCTCCACCAAATACTTTAGGATTAGTTTCTCCTACAGGAATAATTGGAGAAGCAGAAATAAAAACATTAGCTGCTAATACATCATTAGTATATCCTCCGTAAATTTCTTCTTTAGGAAGAACAATATCTACAATAGGAATAAATGCTGACTCAGATCCTGTAGAAACAGTTACAAAATTTGAAAAATTATCATACAAAGATGAAGCAGGAATTGGTGCTGCATCAATAGGATCTACTAATAATTTTCCTATTTTACCGATAATTCCTGTAGCGCCTTTACTAATTTCAAAATTAGGACTATTTGCTGCAGGACTTCCTTGAGGATCATTAATACCTGTACTAGTAATAGTGTCATAACTAGCAGAATAATTACGCAAGTAAGTAGCTGTACCTCCTACATCAAAAGGCCCAATCACATTATCGGTATATTCTGAAGTAGAGTACATCCCTACTTTTGATTTGCCGTTTGCCCAAATCTTAATATTTTCTGGAGATAAACTTTGTAAGTCAATTATGTCTCGCATAGTTACTCTATAATCTTGAGCTATTTTACATAAGTCTTCAGGGCCTGATAAATCTACTGTAGGTAAAAGAACACCTGCAGGATGGTTTAGACCTCCTGTAACAAGTACGCATGCATTATTAGTAGAAGTAATTAACTCTCCTATATTATCAAAATTATAAGAAACATCTGCACTGTGGAAAGCAATAAAATCTCCTGGTACATCTCCGTAAGGACGAGTTACTCCATGTAAATTATTAAAAGTAGTTCCTATTTTGTTTTCAGGATAAATGTGATAAATATCACTTCCTCCTGATACTACAGAACCTCCAATAGGTTGAGTTAAATCAAAATCTAATCCAGTGTTAGGAGCTCCTATATCAATATCAGCAAAGGCTTTTATAATACCTGAAGTAATGCGTCGTTTGTCTACATTAGTTCTTTCTAGTCTTACTATTTGATAACTATCTATTTCTGTTAAAAAAGTTGGACAAGTAGAAAAGTCTAAAGTAAACTCTACTCCTAGGGCATACCCGTAAGTAGTAGTACCACTAGAAGTGGTTAATGGAAAATAAGTAGTCCCCGAATTATTCGGCACATCATCTTGGTCAGAGATATCTGGAAACTTAATATCACATAAATGTTCTACAAAAGAACTCTCTCCTTTTTTATTATAGAATACTATCCCGAAACGATATGTTTCTCCGCGCTTATACCCACGTAATAAACCTGAAATAAACGGAGAAGCATTATTTGGAAAAGTAATATTTTGGTAAAAATTGGCGCCATCATCTAAATTATGAGGAGGCGGAACAGGGCCGTAATCGGGAACGTTAGCTACATTGACAAAACCATTTGTAGGACTTCCATCAAGAGTAAATTGTTCTAAGTGAAATTTAAAACTAATATTATCACTTTGTCCTCCTAAAGTTACACCATCAGATTGATATTTAAATTGATCGTCATTAAACCATCCATCACTCCATTGTGCATCTCTGTTATATCTTTTACAAAATTTATCGTTATCTGTAGTAGCTAAATAATCATAACGTACTACGTCAGTATCAAAAGTTTCATTTAAGTCTGCTAAACGATCTTGAATAGAAAAGTTAGAAGACTTTAAATTAGCAATTACTAATGAGCTATCTTTCTGAGTAATACTTTTAGCAGTTTTAAAAGCAAAAGATTTTGCTATATATTCTGCGTACTCTATTATGTAAGCAGTTTCTTCATTTCCTGTGATAATGAAGTTTACTATTGACCCAGAAATAGCTTTAGTCTCTACGTAAGTTACTTCAGGTAAGGCTCTAAAATCTTCATGAAAAATTAAGAAAACATCTATTTCTGTAAAACTTGCATAGTTACTTACATCTACATTAATACTTAATGCTTTTCCAGAATTTGCTCCTTTAGTCATTCCTGTATATTGGGCAGACTGCGTTAATAGTTCAGACTTAGAAGTAACATGAATTAGATTACTTGGCGGAGATATTAAAGATTCTTTACCATCAGCCGTTCTTACTCTATAAGCTACTTGATATTCTCCTACTAATAGACTTCCCCCATTAAGAATGTTAGACAATAAAGGCTGAACAAAAATTGTATCAGGATAAATATCGATTAGTCCAGGAGGAGTTGTAAATAAAACAGGAGAACTAATATTTATTGAACGCAGATAATTATTATAATCTGTCCAATAAACTCGTTGAATTCCTGCTTGCTCGTATCTTCCTAATGCCTCAATTGGAAACTCTTTACTAAAATTTAAAGCAGCATTAAAATAAAGTAAACTAGGAAATCCAGGAAGGATTTCACGAGTAGCTTCGTTATATTGTATTTCGTATATCCAGCCATTAGAATTAGAGTCGTCTGCTACAAAAAGTATAATTCTACTTCTAATAGTTGTGTATCCGATAATTTCTGGAACCCCTACAGCAATACCCCAATCTCCTTCAGAAGGAATTTCAAAAGATTCTACGTTACCTTGAATGTTGGTAAATGCTCCCATAGATTCTCCTTTGGTAGTCGATATTCTAATATCAACTGCATCTACATATAGATTAGCTGCTATGGTATCATAAGCAGCATCCATATTCATTCCTCCGTATGTATTAATCTGTCTTTCCATTATGATGTTGCTGGATTACTACCTTGAGTATTTTGTGTTATAACATTGATTGTAGACACTAAACCAATTCCTGCTTTAGGTCTAAATTTACGTTGCTCTGGCAACTGCATATTTGCAAAGAAAGAAGCATGCGCCTGTAGATCAGGAATAGTTCTTACTACAGAATTTTTCACTGTTTCTGCTTCGTCTACGCCGTTCCATTGTTTAGCATGATTAACTGCTTGTGCAAAATACCAATCTCTATCTCTTTCAATAATTTGATATTTATCACCAGCAAGTTCATTTCTTAACCATAATTTTCTAGCAATCTTGTGAGCAATATAGTGAGCTCCTGCTTCCATCCATTGTTGCTCTGCAGGAATAGTAGGATAGCCACATTCGTCGGTCGGTATTGCACTGTATGACATTGCTACAATTCCTTTGTCCATTGACGGGAAAATATATCCTTGTCCAACGGTATAAGTTTCTCTAGCTTCTGTAGTATAGTCACGAGTATCTTTGTGATATCTTTTGTGGAAGTAATCTGTTTTCCAACGCATTGGATACATTCTTCCTTTACCACATTCTGCATCTTCGATAGTCATAACTCCTTCTACGTGAGCTACTTGGCCAATCTTGTAAAGGTCAAAAGGTAAATCTCCGCGAGCATCACAGACTTCGATATAAGCAATTTTCTCCTCCATAGTCACTCCTACATTAGTATGTGCCATGAATTCTGCCAACCACTCTACTCCTTCCTCTTCGTGGATATCGTAGTTAAAGCCAAAATCTCTAATGGCCTTATCAATGATTGCTTTATATGAAACTGTTTTCCCTGCGTACATTATCCTATTCCTTTAAGTACTGATTCTAATCTATCTACTATAGAAGTTTTTTCTTCTAAAGGATCTTCTGTATGTACAGACTTTTCATCTGTATATTGCCAGCAGCCTTCAGAATCTTTAAAACGTTTACACACTGTTTTAATATATCCTCCATCAACTTTTTCTACGGTTACTTCTTCAGAAGAACCATCAGCAAATTGTTTTTTAATACATTTTGTTTCTGCTTCTACTTCTTTACCTGAATTAGGAGTTTCTTTCATTCTTCCTAATTCTGCTATCATCATTTTATCCATAATAAAATACTTTTCTGTTTGGATCTTTAACCACCTTGGCTAATAATCTTGAATATTGTCTAGAAGCTTTAAACTTGTAAAAGCTTTTAAATTTTACATTAGACGTTAACTTATCCCAATGGTGTTCATAAAATTCTTGGTCTGAATGTTCGTTCTCATGAAAAATAACTTTCTTGTCTTTTATTTCTACAATCTCGTCATTCGTTAATCCTGGATATTTAGTGTGCCAGTATTCCCAAGTTGCGTGCCAATTAGGTTTTAAGCTTTTTGAGCGCTCACCGTTTTTCTTAAAAAAATTTAGGTGACTGCTTTTAATTCTTAATTTTCCTATTTTAGTTACTTTTAATTCTAATCCTGTTTCTACTACATTAGAACTATAAGCCATTAGCAATTCTTTTACAAAAGCGTTATAAGTACTTCTAGGTAATACTGTTTCTTTAGCATTGTTCTTATAGAACAAATAAAATGCAGATTTCTTTACATCTCCTGCAAGTTTACCTTTTCCTCTTCTTAAGTATGTATTACTGTCCTCCATTTTGTGGTGCTGCCATTTGTCCAGAATCTGATCTTAAATCCTGTGCATTATTAGAACTATCATACGGCAATCCGCCTTTCTGCATCAGTTGCTGTAGAATATAAGGTTTAATGTAAGCCCACATCCATTGATTAATCGGATAAGGATCTGAAGGTTTCCAACAAGTTTGATTAGTAGTACAATCCATGAAGTCTCCTAATGAAGTAGGGTCTTCGAAGATTCCTCTAATCGTTAAATATTTCATTAATATAGTACTAGGATTTTTACTAGTAATATATAAGTAACTATCGTATAAAAATGCATAAATAGCTCTCTGAGTTGTTCTACCATTTCCTACGTAAGGAACTCTAGAGTAATCGACAAAAACAAAACGAGGCTGCATAATATCTGCAGGGCCCACTGTTACGATTCCTTTAGTATAATATAACTCAATAGTATTCGGGATTTTTACTTTAGTTCGCAATACTTTACATCCTGTTGGAACTGTAATACAGCAATCTATAGGGCTTACCTCTTCAAGCTCCACACATTTTAAATCTTGTATTACATAAGGATCAATACTTCGATTTTTGTTATACTCATTACGAAGCCATAACGCACGTTGTTCGTTAATTAAATCCGTATAGAATTCATACGAATAAGTTGACTCTATCGAGTTAATCGCAAGAGCCTCATCTATTTGTGCTTGATAGTCCTGTAATGATAACATAATAAGCAAATATACAATTAATTTTTAATTATCTTCCTTGTCCGCCGTAAGCTTTCTTATAATTACGAGAAGTCTTAAGCGCAGAAGTCTTTGTTTTAGCATGTACACCTGGTCTACTAACTTTTACAGATATTTTTTTTCCTGTATCTGAAGAATTAATCTTAGCCATATTTATCTATTTTTAATAGTAAAATTTAAAATAGTAAGCATATAAAACTCTCTAGAAATATCTACTTCTATACAAAGAAAATCTATTGCTCCTAATCTAACTTTAATTGCGACTTTATCCCACTGTTTTCTGCGGAATTTCCAACTGTTTCTTGTTTTCATATTAATAAGGTTTATATACGGTTTTACCTCCTTGCTTAACTGCTTTCAAAACTTGCTTACGCTGTTTTCCTGTAGACTCGTATGATACGTGAACCCAGTCAGGATTGGCATTTGTTCCAAACTCCCAAATCATTTGGTCAAAGTTTAAGTTCTCTTTTATAAAATCAAAAACTTGCTTATTAGTAATAGATGTTCCATCCATGTCAATATCAATTGCTTCACCTGTACAATGTTGACTAGACAAACTTCCACCTACAGCAGTATTTAAAGCTTTACTTCTATACCCTGATGAAATATGAATAGGAACTCCAAAGTGTTCTCTAATTGGCTGGAATACATTCTCAGCTAGTTTCTTAAAATTCTCAATATGCTCTGGTGTAGGCATATTACTAATTCCTTTTCTTTTAGCAGTCTCTGATCTCATTACTTCTGCTAATGCTAGATTCTTACTTAATTGCATATTGTTTATTTTTATTGTTAATCTACTACTTCTTCTGAAGTCTCTTTTTCTTTTGCTTTAGTCTTTTTCTTTAGTGACATAATTCTACCAGCTGTAGTAATTCCAAACGCACCTAATGTTAGAATCATAAAGCCATCAAAGATAAACTCTTTAATAACTAATTCCTTACCTAAGATACCTGTAACTACATCAACTATTAAAATAAATGCCATAGCAAAGAATGCTACTACACCTACAAAGGCTTGTTCATTTATTTTGTTGTCATCTGAAATGAGCTCTCTAAATAATTTTCTCATAGTGTGTCTGATTTAGTTTTACCCCAGAAATTCTTCTGTTCTTTGATAACTACTGTATCATGTATTACAATAGTGTCATGAATGTAAATTTTTACTTTTTTAATAACCTCAACAGTTTCGGCAATAGGTGTTTGTGCTAATTGTTCTTCTGCAGTTGATACAGTTTGTTCAAGCTGTTTTACATCTGACTCTAGTATTCCATTCTCTACAGTTAATTTTTTATTATCAGCCTGAAGAGTTTGTGCTGTATCAACAACATCAACATGCTCTGCTCCACTCTCAAGTATTTGAGTAAGTATAAGAGCAATGATAATTGCTATAAGTCCAAGTAATATAAGCTTGTTTTTCATCGCTTAGAGATTATTATGTCTTGTAATTTCTCAAGAGCCTTTGTATTATTGTTCAAAGCCTCTGTAGTTTTTTGAGCATCTGAAGCAATATAAGTAGTGAGTTCTTTTTGTAACTCATCAACTTTAGTTTTTAATTTGTCTTCAGAAGCAAGTTGTCTCTTTAGCATAAACCAAAGAACAGCTCCTAATCCTAGGACTACGACTCCTAGTGCCCCATATTGGGTTAGTGTTTCAAATACTCCAAATGAAGGAGCTTCAGCAGATAGTACCATATTAATTTATTTTTATCATTAATTCTTTAACAGCAATTGAAAGATCACTTACATTCTTAGCAAGCATCTTAATCTCCAGTTGAGTTTGTTCTTGAATAGCTTGATATTTTAATCTATTCTCTTGTTCTACTAACTCAATTTTTCCTTTAAGTCTTCCTTGCTCTTCTGTATTTTTACGTACATCCGCGTGTACAATTCTTAAAAAATACCCAATGATTCCTATTGCAGTAGCTAATATGAACATCATAACCTCTGTTGTCATCTCTTAAATTGTTTAATGATAAATAAAATGCTAGCTAAAATTAAAGAAAGAAATAACATCCACCAAGGAAATCCTGCTCTTTCTTTATATTTTACTTGTTTAATTTCAGATTTATTATTTTGCTTGTTAATCTTAATTGCAGCAGCTAAGGAATCATCATACATCTTAGCAATTATTTTCATTGAATCAGCAAATCTTTTATTATCAAATCTAGTCTTCCATCTTGTTTCTACAGTAGCCTGCGGACAATTACATGGTACTTGTTTAGTAATATAGACTAAAGAATCTTTGCCATCTTTACCTTTAACAACTAGAGTATCTGTTTTTGATACATAGATTGTATCACAAGTGATTACTCCACCTTTCTTATAGAACTTATCTAAATGATATTTAGCATCATGACAGCTCGTTAAAAAAGCTATTAGAATAATAGTGAGATATAAGAGTCTTAGCTTCATTTTTGTAATAATAAATTGTAGAAGTTATGCAAAATATCTTGGTCTGATGTAGACAAAGAAGCATAATCAAATTCTACTGTTTCTTCTGTAACAGGAAAGGAAGTTATTCTTGTTACTACAAACTGTTCATCTGAATTTGTAATTTTTATACTTGACTTTTCCATATACAAAGACACATAATTTGAATATGTAATAAAATCTTCAGGAGATAATTCTGCTGCTACTAATGTAATTACTTTAGTACCTTCATTATCTGTGACAATTTCACCTACTGAAGTTTCGTAGTTATCTACTAGAACTGTTGTTGCTATATTAGTAATTTCCATTTTAATTAAAAATTAGGTAAGACAAGTAATGCATTTTGTGTAAATCCTGAAACTGAGAATTGTTCAACACAAGCTGGGTCATTTATTTGATTTGATTGTGTATTTATTGTTCCAATTTTGGCAGCAGCGCCTCCTGTCCAAACAAATCGCGCATTAATAGTTCCCACTGAGTATCCTACACAATTATAGAAATATCCAATTGCTGTTGTATTTGCTATAGTAACAATGGAAGGACCAAATGGTTCTCCATTATATAGCATACAATTATTAAAATAAGCAATACAAGTTGCATTTAAAACAACTACGGCAGTTCCTCCAAAATTTGAATATTTTATTAAACGTGAATTATTAAAAATAATATTTGCACTTCCGCCGCATCTAGCAGCATGTTCAGTTGAAGAAGCATTTCCATTTAAAACAAATCTTACATTGCCTTCAGCAATTAATCCAACTGAAATATTACCTATAAGAGATCCATTAACTATAATAGAATGTGAAGATGCAGCAGTCGATACAATACAACTTTGAATTGAATAACCATAGCCAGTTGCTTCATTGATAATATCTCCATTAATAGTTAATTTAGTAGCTGAATTTACACTAAAGAAATATACTGCATTTTTAAAAGCAGCTGAATTACCAACATAGCCTCCATTTTCACAAATGATTCTTGGACAGGTTATAACGCCTGTTCCGTTCCACAATGTACCATCAGCAGCTTGTCTAATAAAAATAACTTGGTAAGGTCCTTTAATTTCTTTTGTAACGTTTAGATCAAAATTAGCATTACCTCGGATTGTAATAGCATATGCATTTCTACAATTAGAATATATTCTATTACAATTTATAGTGACATTTGCCGAGTAAGCTGCTAAAGGCACTACTTCAATTGCTCCTATTGATAAGGTAGTATTTTGATTTACTTCATCAAATTCCATATAAATAGTTGATGAAAAATCAACTCTTAAAGGGCGTGAATTTAATACAAATTTTGCTGAACCATAGATTCCTACAGATCCTGTTGTTGCTGTATCAACAAATCCACCTAAAGTCCAAACTGTCCCTGGTTCACAGTAAAAATCTATGTTTGCTAAAAGTTGAATTTGGTCAGAGTATTGCCCACGTCTAATATATACTAATCCTCTATTAGTAGCAGTAAAGCCAAAAGAATTTGCAGTATTTACTGCTTGTGCTCCTGTTGCAAAAGGTTTTGTAAAATCACCTATTACTCCTGTAAGGTCATTTCCATTAATAGCGTCTACCCAAGCAACGTTAGAATAGTTAACGTTTGTTAATCCTGCAGATGATATTTGTATTGATGTACTCATTAGTAAGTTTTATTTAATGTAAAAATTTCTTGACCATGTAGCTTGTCCTTCTGGACCATTTTTACCACCATAGTAAAGAACTGGAGAAGGACTTTCTCCATTATTTATAATAGGGCTCATAGAGAATGAATGAGCATTAATCTTAGTATACTCTACTTTACAACCATCTGATTTTATAAATATTTGTGTTCCCATTTTTATATTTTAAACTAAGCTAAATTCTAAATACCAAGTATTTGTTGCTGTTTTTGTAAGTGTTGCTACATTATATTGACCAGGAATACTAGTTCCACCACCACTAGAATATAAATTTACACCAACTGCATTAACTATATTAACAGAACCAGTACCTTGTTGTGTAATTTTAACTACTACTCCAACTTGTATACTAACTAGGCTATTTAGTTCAATAGTCATTGATTGTGGAGTTGCAGAATCTACAATTAAAAATTTTCCAGCATCTGTACTTACTAAATTTCTACCAATTGAAACTACTTCAGGTGTTATAATTGCATTTTTAGAAGAAGCCCTTACATCTATTTTATTATTAATGATATCATTCACAAAAGACCAAGTTGTTCCTAGAGTTGGTATAAAATTTAACTTAGCCGTAGATCCAACAGGCGCCCCATTATTTTCTACATCTATAGTTGCTACATTTGATTGTGGTCCAAATCCAGATTGGAATTTTATATCATCAAGAGCGTATCTATCTATTCCTGTAGAGAAAGTATTTGCTGCTGTACCTGTAAGAAAAAATCTAATTCTTGTGATTGTAGTAATAGCAACATTTCCAAATGATCCCGTAGGGATAGATACTAATTGCCAGTTATTTGTACTACTCATATTTAATCCCCAAGCTGTAGCTTGAACAGATCCTATCAAAGTAGTTCCATTGAAAAGAGATACTTGAATATTTCTTGCTGCCAAAGCTGCAGGTAGATTAACTCTAAATGATAAAAAAGCAAATGTTGCTCTATCAATAGTACCTGTTGGTTTTGTATACTGAATATACTTACCACTATTAAAGGTAGGTGCATTTACAAGAGTACATTGACTACCTTGAAAAGGTGTAGGAAAAGTACTTGAAAAATTTGCAACTAGTAAAGGAGCTGTTCCTGGTACCGAAACTGGTAGCCAATCAGGACTAGATCCTTCTCTGTATACAAACTCATTAGTTACTGTTGGTACAGTTGCACCAGCTCCAACCAATACATATTGTAAAAGAACATAGTTTTCATCAATTGCTGGAGTAAGTGGATTAGCGGCAGGTATTCCTGATATAACAGAAACTATACGAGCTTCATCTACTACTATTGCATCAAATCTAGGATTTGTTGGATTACTTGTGGGTAATGTTACTGTTTGTGGATTTGCAGTAAGAAGAACTCCAGATATTTGATATTCAAGAGCTGTGGTATTAAATACCATTCCTGTACCAGACCATGAAGCTCCTCCTGATATTAATAAATTGGCATTACCTGGATTATTAATATTAGCCAGATCTAACTGCGTAGCAAAAGTATTTATAATAGATGGAGTGTTACTATTAACTGCTGCATCATATATATCACCTGGTAAAACTCTATTTATATTAGTGCTCATTAATAAGTTTTGTTTAATGTGAAAATTTCTGAATAAATAGAGTCTCCTGCATTTGCTTGTCCCCATTGTGCGGTGATTGCTAATGTATTGCTTATCGTAGTATTGAACCCTGTAGATGTTTCAGTAGAGAAGTTAGTTCCTTCAAATGCATTAGACGCATTCTTTGTGTAGAAGAAAGCTCCGCCTGTAGCAATTTTAGCTACCCCTGAAGTTCCTATCGCTCTAACAACAAACTCAACCTCTAATTTCCAATGCTTAGCGGTTGTTGATGCCATTGTGATTACTCCTGTATCAGCTAATACAATTCCATCAGTTTTAACTCTAATGCGTAACGTATGATTGTTTACTGAACTAATATGTCCTGTAAGTACAGCATGGAAGCTATCTCCAACTCTAAATCCGTCAGCAGGAACAGTAAGAGTACCTAAACCACCGTCTAACAAAGAAGTTTCTACAGCTGTATTAGTTATAGGGGTACTAGAGTTAGTCTGTGTATACAGTCTACTCAGATACCCCAATGGATTTTGAGTGTATTTATCTATGTCTATACGTGTAGACATTAAGAAATAGTAATAATTAAAAACTCAGTTCCTGTTGCAACATATGCAATTGAAGTTAAAGTGTTATTAGCACCTGCATCAAAATTGATAGTTTCTCCAGCTTTTAATGTAACTGTTGCAACTGTTCCATCTGCTGCTCCAACATTAGCAATTGATACAGCATTAGCTCCTGCAGCAATTGTACCTGTAGTATTTGATGGACGACTAATTGTAGGAGTTTTTACTATTCCTGATGGAGTAAATGCTCCTGGACTTGAAGAATTAATTTTTACTACTAATTCTTGCTGCCCTGTTACCATTGCTTTGGTATTATTAGGACCTCCTGCTATTGTGACTTCTCTATTTGGCATGATTTTATTTTATTAAATTCTTGGTTTAACTGCAGCACCTTCCTTATCACTATATTTAGCAATAAGATTTTCTTTTAATGTTCTTCGCATTTGAGCTATTTTTTCTCTTCTATCTGGTTCTTTTCCAATAAAAGTGGAGGTTTCTGCTGTATTTTCTGTAGAAGGGCTAGGCCATTTATCTTCTGATGGAATTAAATTTGTCATAATGTTATTTTTAAAATTTTAATTAGTTTAATGAATTATATAAACTGTACAAAATTTACAGTGTCTCCTTTTGTAATTAAAACTTCTAATTCAAAATTAATTACAGTAGAAAAAAGAATTGGCTCTCCATCTAATCTAGTAGCACCTGATGCTGCTATTAAGAAAAGATCATAGTAGAATACACCGTCTACCTCTTCTGCTGTAGGAATTAGTATGTCTACTAAATCGATTGGAATTGTTCTTCCATTATCATTATCCCATATTGTAGCCCCATTAGCAAATCCAGAATTAACAGTAGACTGTGGTAATATATCATCTGCTCTACTTATTAGATTTCCTGTAATTTTCCAAGATAATTCTTCAGATAACATTGTAGGACTCTCTACTACTATAGTTCCTACATAAGCAACGACAAAATTATCTTCTTGTACAAGATATGAAGCATTTACTCTATATCCTTGAAAACCAGGATTATCATTGATATCTATTACTTTTGTACAAATTTTAGACATAGTCGGAGCAAGGATCCATGGGAATGTTCCATATATTTCTGTATTAATTGTACTTCCTTCAGGACAACTATTAAATAGTCCACTATCTAATTCTGTTCCATCAGCAAATTTAACAGCATCTCCTTGAGGAATAACTTGACGATAATAGCTAAAACCTCCGTTAGTGTAAATGCTATCTATTACTATAGTTAACATATTATCAATACCGTCTCCAGGAAAAGTTATTACGTCACCTACAGTATAATCATATCCACTATATCCACTGTAAAGAATAGTAGGTACTCCATCAACAACAGTAATATATACTGAAAACTCTGCTCCTGTGCCTCCTGTACCATTTAAGTAGTAATCTCCATTTTCATATCCTGAACCTGCATTTGTGACAGTCCAAGTATTGACTCCTCCTGGATCTGCTCCTGAATTGTCCCAACTATTAAATACAATTTTCCAATATAAATCGGTAGTTAAATCATGCATTATTAATTTAGTTGAATCTATATTGTCATTTACATTATCATCTAAAGCATGATTAAAACTTGAATAAACACGAGATTTTACATTTGATAAATCAGCAAAACCATTATACTGTGAGCGAGTATCTGTATACACACTATTCCAACGAGTATTTTTTGGAGATACTCCATTATTGTTATTATTTTCTACTAAAATATTATATAAACTACCCCCATTAGTATTTCTTGTTAAATGTACTCCTTCAGAAATAATATCAATAGTTTGTGGAGTATTTGTATTAGCAGCAGATGGTTGCTCAAAGAAAACAGAAGGAAAGATTTCATAACGATCATAACCAAAACCATAATCATCGTCATTTCCTATTCCCCAATAAGTAAACTCAAATAACCAATAACGAGTTTCTCCTGATTCAGGATTAGTAAACTGCATTACTGTTTTAATTCCTACATATTGGGGGGCCACAGAACTACCTGAAGGCATTACAATAGCTTCTCTCCAAACAGTAAAAGTTCTATTAGAAATATTTGCTAATGGAGCCCAAGTAGTATTTTCAGCATCTACATACTGAGTATTCCAAGCAGTATGAAGAGGGCTAACTTCTCCATCAAAACTTTCTTCGTAAGCATAATTAAAAATACCTCCAGAATTTCTACGAGTAATTTCTAATAACCCAGGAATAATAATATCTCTATGCTCAGGATTGTCAGGATCACTGCCGCTTGCTTTTATAAAACTTACTTTAGGTCCTACTGAATCTTTTTTAAAATCTAAAGTAAACCCATCTTGAATATTATTTATAACTTCTTGCATACTTGTTTCTACATAAGTATGGTCAGCAATAGTTACAGTTTTACCGTAATGGTCCTTATATTCTAAGTCTCCTGTATTTCTACTTTTGTATAAGTCTATTCCAGCATTAGTCTCATGCTCTCCGTTTTGACTAAGTTTTTTATTAATATTCATGATTATGAGTTTAAAAGTTTTTTCATTTGATTATATGTAAAGAAGTTGTACTCTGTAGTATCATTAGGAATATCTCTAACATCGTAACAGTTAAGTATTTCTAATGCTCTTCTTTTATTTTTTAAATTTTCTAATGCTTCGCAATTAAAAATTCCAAACTGCATTTGAGTTAAATAAGACTGTACACATTGAGCAAAGTCACATTGTGACTGCCATACTAAAGTAATAAAGCATGCAACTTCAGGATTCATATCCTCAGTTATTTCTATGGTAGTAGAACAGCTCATTACGCTAATATTACAACTCTTATATAAAGGTCTATACTTCCCGCAATTCTAGTAATAGTTATTAATCCTGTAGCATTATTTACAGCAACATCAAAACTAGTATTATCTAAAGTCCAAATATCGGAAGGAGTTTCTGCATTATTTGTCCAAATTTGAACATGAAAATCTAATAAAGAAGCAAAAGTCTCTAAACCAAAACATCCTACAGGTAATGCAGAACATCCAAGTAAAACGGATCTAGCAATAGTAACTACCCCGCCTTCTGCCATAAAAAATCTTCTAGTAAATTTATAAGCATTTGTTCCATTAGTTCCATCAGTACCGTCTGTACCATCTGTGCCATCAGTTCCTGGCTCACCTTGAGGACCTGTTAAATCAGGTGAAATATAAGTTGTACCGTCTGTATATAGAAAAGTAAATGTACCATCTTCATTATTTGTAATGGAAACAATTCCTCTACCATCACTTCCTTTTAAAAGCGTTAAACCTTTACAATCTTTACATTTACACATAATACATTATATTAACATCCTCCACAGCCACAGCCGCTGCAATCAGATACTGTTTGACAATAAGTTGAAGCTGCTGTTAAAATGTTTTCAGCAGTGTCAAAATCTCCACAACTAAAAGCTGATTCGATTCCATAAATAAACATTTCCATTTGGTCTACTTGTTCTTTAAGCTTAATAGTAGCAGGTGAAGAACAAGCGTTAAGAAGTTTCATCACTAAATTATCTTTACAACTGCAAAGGTTACATAAGAATAATTGGTGTTGAGTTTCGTTTGTATATACATTAGTACCGTTAGTAACAGTATAAACAATTTCGTAAATTCCATCTGGATTAGACCAAGATTGGTCTTCGAGAGCAATGAATGGTGCAGGTGTAGGAGCAGTAATGTTACCTGAGTAAACGTTTATTGTACCATTTTTTAATATGTAAGTTCCCATTACAGGAGTCCCACTAATTGTAATAGGTCCTACTGTTTGTGAATAATTTACAATATAAGTTCCTCCGTTGTTATTACCTGTTCCTGTGATTACAGCAACAATCATTGTTCCTGGTATAATACCAGTTCCTGTAAGCATTTGACCTACAGCAAAATTACCTGAAAGGTGGGTAGTATCTGTGAATAAAGTTCCTGAGATTGATCCTGTGCATATTGCACTTACTACAGCTCCTGTTGAAGGAAATACGTTTACTGCAGCATAAGTTACAGCATTTGTATTTATGTTAGGAGTACCCCATCCGCCAACGTTAGTAGTTGAAACATATACTCCTGTCAATTCTTCAATTGTAACAGTATTACATCTATTGCCTAGTGATAGAGATATTTGAGGAATTAAACTCATAGGAATAAAATTTTATCAAAGATATAAAAAAATATAGTAGCCCACCACTCGACAGCAAAATTTCGTGGCAGGCTACTGAGGGTTGGAGAATTACGCGTTAAAATCTGCTGGAGTCAATCCTAAGTTTGTAACTAAGATTTCACCTGTAGATCCTGTACCTGATAAGTTACCAGAACCGTTCAAGTTAACGTAGAATACTACATTTCCTTTTCCGCCTGCTAAATTAACAAGACCCATCATAGATTCTTCCCAAGAGATATCTAATGAAGAGTAACGTGCTGTTGCAGCTGTTACACCTCCGATACCTGGGATTTTTACATCTTGGTCACGAGGGATAGAAGGAACAGCCAATTGGTTGTTTTCTCCTTCGAAACCGTAAGACATATACTCATCCATAGCAACTTGTTGCCAAACTCCACTACCATTACGAGCTCCCATTGTAGCTGTAACTAATGCAGTAGAATCAGAGAAAGTTGCAGTGAAACGATTTGCATAGTAATCACGGAAAGTGTTTACATTAAATGGTGCAGCGATACCTGTGATACGAACTCCAAAGTTAGCAGCAGCAGCTAATACAGCTGTGATACGACGTGTAGCCGCTACAGCGTAAGTTGCAGTTGCTCCTGTAAATGGAGAATCTAATACCATACTAAGACCTGAAAGACCTGTTACTTTGTAAACTGGGCTACTTACAGCTGTACCTTCAAGACGAATATAATCACCTACAGCAACGTTACCTGGCAATGCATCTACTGTTACTGTACGAGAACCATTTACTGCTGCAAAAGTAGTAGTAGTTGTTGGTACAGCTCCTGCTGCATCACAAGTAGCTTCAAATTTCAAGTATTGATTAGCTGGCTCGTCTTTAAAGTTTTGCCATCCGTTTCTAACTAACATAGAAGCTAATTCTGCTTGAGTACCTGTTGCGTCAGTACGAACTGGTCCAGCAAATAAACTAAAAGGTTGAGAACGGTTAGCTGCATCATTATCTCTTTTACGGATTTTGATCCAGAAATCTGTGTTGCTTGCTACAGGCAAAGCTCCAGTTGTACCATTGTAACCAATAGTAGTAACTTGTTGAACTGCTGGCTTGTGCTTAGCAATTGTCATTTTAGTGTTCCCTTTAGTAAGAACAGGTGTTTTCATTAAAGGAACACCAACTCCTTTACCTTGTACAATTCGGAATTGAGCTCCATTTGCCAAAGCTGCATAAGCACTTGTTCCCAAGAAACGGTTACCCAAGTCTACTAATACTACACCACCTTTCGGTAAGTTTGCATCTGTTACAAGATCTCCAGCACTAAAAGTGGTAGTGACAGTAACATCATCAAGAATAACGCTGAATACGTTGTTAGCTTTTCTTAACATTGTTTTTAAGTTTTAATTATTATTATTGTTAATTATTCGAGCTCTTTAAACTGCTCTATGTTTTGTAATCTTTGTTCTCTAATTCTGTCTGACATTAAGCTTACAGCTATGTCAATTATAACTACGTGTGTAGACTCGTCTAACTCACAGTTACGTTGGTTAGCAGTAGTTGTTCTGTCTACTACTATATCTTTAGGATTTTTAACATATCGCATATGGTAAGTTACTATATCGAATGTTCCATCTGTAAAGATCTCATGTCTTTTGGCTGTTGCTGGAGCTGATGGCAGAATTCCTGTTACTTGTCTTGAGAATTCTGAGCGCCAAACTCTACAGTCGCCGTAATTTTTGTAAAAAGGTCTTTTATATTTACTCCAATTAAATCTTTGCATTTCTGTATGCGCGACTGGTATTACGTAAGCTACGATTGGATTATTAGTTCCACATTCTTGCTTATTAATTACACACTCCTCGTATATAGTATACATGTGATCTGTCGGTAAATCAAAGAACTTCCCTGTTACATTAGTATTGACGATAACGCCAACTTGTGATGCTGAAGGAGTCAAGGAAGGAGCATCCTTTACTAATGCTCCTAATCCTTGATTTCTTATTTCAATTTCTTCAAAGCCTTTGCCTTTTCTATTGTTTAATTCGTCAAAATATTTTTTAACATACAACTGCGCGGCTTCAGTAAGAACTGAAGAATAATCAAAGTCTTCATATCCTGGAGATCCGAAACTATCCATTCTGTCTAGTTTCTCATCCAATTTATCAGCCATTTCGTTTGCAGTCATAATTAATTACGTTTTGTCAAATCAATTTTTGCTTTAATTCTAAGTTTAACCTCTTGGTTATCAGGATTAAGCAAGTACTGAATAACATCAGTCATGTCCCCTAATTCTGAACCGTTATCCAAGGTATAACGTTTTTCTCCTTTACGAATAATTGCTCCAGCTTCTACAGCTTCTTGAACAAAGATTCTTTCAGAGTATTGTGGGTGATTAACGATTTCTAAGAAATATGTAGGATTGGTATCCACTATATTCAAGACTTCATTTTTCAACCACTCGTCTGAAGCAGTAGCAGGTATAGTTCTACCTAGAGATTTAATAAATCCGATAGTAGCTTTCTTACTGTTAGTAACTTCAGCATATTTTGCCCAAGCTTGAGCTCGTACTTGTGCTTCTTCTAATTTCTTAGTAGTAACCTTACTTTCGTCTACGACCATAAACTCGTAAGTAGCTTTCAAATTTCTATCATCGTATGATGGCGAGATAAGAGATTTGTTTGCTAATAAAATCAAGTACTTTAACATATCTAAAGACTGATTTAAGTTTAATGAGATTCCTTCTTTAGTTAGAATCACACGTCCACGTCTATCAGTTCTCCAGAAGTTGTCTTCTTGTTTTAGTGTAGGATTTAAATCTACACCTAACTCTTTTTCAAAGAACTCTTTTTGAGTCATTCCGTTAGGAAAAGACTCCATGTATTTTTGAATTTTAACTCTCTTCTGATCGTCTAAAATTACTTTAACTCCTCCTCCAAATGCTGCACTGTTAAGTGGAACTTGGAAGCTTCGTTTTGCTTTGTTGTACATGAAAGGATCTTTTTTGTTATCCTGTCCTTGTACTAATAGGGTACTCCATTTCCCTGATGATTCTACTGGTTTTATAGCTACAATTCTGTTTTGTAAGAATGAACCGTAAACCACGTCTTTTGCTGTCTGTGTTTCCATTTTTTGCTGTCTTAATTAATTCTCTTTTAAAAATGCCCCCTCGGAGTGATTAGCTCCAAGGGGATACATTTCTATAGTTATTATCTTTCTACTGAAAGACGTAAGTCTACAACTTTTGTAGGGTCTTCGATCATCAATCCACCCCATTTTTGGAAGTGTACTGAGTATCCGTCTACAGGAGATGCTACCATTTTCGGCGAACCTTTACCTGCAGGAGAGAATGGATCTCTCATACCTGGGATATAAGCCCAATTGTAATCTGGAACTCCTTTTGGTTTCACACGGTAGATACCTGCGTTATCTCCATAATCCAAAGCAAGGATACGGTGAGACTCAACAAGACCTTTTCCATCAGGGTGACGTTGTGGGAAGTATACATCATCATCGAAGAAATCAACGATCTCAACCATAATAACAACTCCATTGTACCATTCGTACACGTTCCACTGTGGTTCCATTAAACCTTTAGTGTTTTTACCACCTAAGTTTCCTGGATCTGTGTTTGACATTAAGAATTTGTCAGAGATTACAGTGAATTTACCTGTTCCTGATTTAGCTTGGATTTGTTTCGAAATTTCGATTGCACCAAACTCTCCCGTTAACAAGTGAATAACACGTTTTCCTCTTTCAATTTTCCCAACACCCATATCTAACAACAATTCTAAATGCCAGTCAAGGTCATAAGAGTTGTAGTAGTGAACGTTAGATGGAGCGATTTGCTCAAAGAAACCTGCACCTGATTCGATAGCATATTTCGTTTTGTCATCTTTGTTCAAGTATTTGTGATCAGCTGTCCAGTTTTTCTTACCGTACATCAACATACGAGCGAACATTTCCTCACATTGGTGGTGAGCAACTAAATCTTGGTAGTTAATCCAAATTGATTCTTGCTGACCTTTGTAAGCAAATCCAAACTCTAATGGTTCGTTTTTACCTTTGTTGATTGTGTTACCTGCAACTTCATACTCCATACGTAATGTAGAAGGACGGTTTTCCATTCTCCAAGGAGAAGTAAAGTAAGGCTTAGCACCTTGGTAAGACAATGTAGAAGGAGACAAAGAGTAGAATTTAGACCAACGACTACCGATAGCTAATTCCTCAGAAGGAACAGATTTAGTAGAGTTGTCAGTTACTAATTCAACTTCAACTTTGTAACGAGAACCTGCGTCCATTGCTTTTTTAACCAACAAGTGGTAATCATCAACTTCGCCACGAAGTACGTTTGTTTCTTCAAACAAAGGTTCGTCAAAGATTAAGTAAAAACGCTCTCCGTTAGCACCTACGTTTGCTGGGAAAGTCCCTGCAG